CGCTTTCTCGGAAAATGGGCCGGATCTTCCATAGCCCCGCTTTGCGAAATCAATAACTTAGCCGAAAAACCGAATTTCTCCCGTAGGGAGTCTCCAAATCGCGGTGGTGATGGGGGTGCGGGCAGAACGGCGCTTTAGCCCCGCAATCGGTTGATTGTATTACGGTTTTACCCGGTGGGCGGGTGCTGACCAAGTCCACGGCAGCAGTGTCAGGTTACAAGTTACAGACGGGTTACAAGTTTTTCGCTTTGTAACCTCGGACTATCTCACTGTTTTTACTACGTTTTTCTTCTATAAAGTTACAAGTTACAAATATATAAGGATAATAGGATAGGAATAGAGACAGAATATAAGTAAACAGTAATAATATATACATTTACTCATGTTTTATGTATATAGGGGATCGTAGTGACCCCGTTTGTAACCTTTCCGTGGAAATGGCCTCAAGCCTACGTGGATAAGGGCTTGAGCGAGGTTACAAACGAGGTTACAAAGAACGTGGACACCCCGCGTCGGCACCAAGTTATCACGCGAAGTACGCCAAAAAGATATATGAAAAACTAGATATTCCATTTTTATAAGTAAAAGTGTATATTGAAAAAACTGTAAAAAATGACGAAGAGGTACCACATGCACCACCTTAATCCTAACATCCCGCCTAAACAGCGTGCCATTTATGCCAAATACTCGTTACGCCGTACGTTAATTGATACGTTCTTGCGTGCGATTGCAGAATCGGGTTTAACGCAAGCAGAAGCGGCCGAAAAATGCGGAGTTTCGCAATCCTATATCAGCACTTTTTACCGTAAAAAAGACGTCTCAATCTCCACGGATAAAATACTTCACATGATCGTTTGCTTAGGTAAATCGGTGACGTTCCGGGTAGGGGATTGCGACGACGAAAACTGGTGTAAATTGCTGAATTATTCAGACGCCGAAAATGATGAAGTGTGAAAAAGTAAGGCCGGGAAATCCGGCCTTTTTATCGACTAAACTTCGTCTTCATCGTCAAACGGGTCTGGCTTTTTGCCTACCAGTTTTTCGACTTCTGCGTCATGCCGTTTTAATGTAGTCTGCACCCACGACGAGTTAAGTTTCCCCGCGTCATCGAATGCCCCTTTTACCCGCTTCCGGACATAAACGCGGCCAGAATCGCCGCCAAACTTGACCACGCCGCCCGGCTTGAAGCCCAATTCCATAAGCATGTTTTTCAGGCGGTTCGTCTTCGGCATTTCCACGTCTGTCATTTCGAGGAATGCGTTTTTCAGGGACGGCACGAAGATGACGTCGCGGTGTACGCCCGGCGTCGTTCCGTCACGAAGCATTTGTGCGATTGCGCCTTCCACGCCATCGTCAGACGCGTCGGCCATGACCGCGAATGCTTCGGTGTCCTGCGGTGCGTGTCCTTTGGCATCGAAATCCTTTCCGATCTCCCAATCGAGGAACCACTTTTTGATAGCAGGTGCGTGGTTTTCGATTGCCCGGTACACGTTTTTGAAGAAGCGCGCGCGTTCAGTCTTCGACCCGTAAACCCGCTCCATGTCCAGATGATTTTCTGCCTGCGTGGACACCACCAGATAACGACGCTGGTTTTCATCGAGTGGCAATGCGTTGAAGTGGTTGGTGAACATCATTTTGCTGCTGGTGTTCACGACTTCCTTCGGCTTGCGGCCCTTTGGTTCAATCTGGAAGCGGTCGTTTGTAATGAATTCCTTCTGGCGTTCCACCGCGCTGTATCGATCGCCTTTGTCGTAGATCTCTTCCACGATTTTCAGGATGTGGCCTTCGGCCCAATCGCTGAAACGGCCATTCATCACGGTGTTTGACACATAGCCCACGTTCGACGCGCCGAGCATCCGCGACATGATGATGCCGAGCGTCGTTTTACCGGAACCATGCGCACCACGGATCAGAAGCGAGTAGTTGATGCGCTTCGTCGGGTGCTGAATAACCCACGCCATCCAGTCCAGAACATAGCGGCGTTCCTTCTCGTTCGGGAAAAGCACGATAAAGAAGTCTTTGATGATCTCCAGCGCCTTTTTGTCGTACGGAGAAAGGTCAGTCGCGGCCTCCGGAATGGATTCAGGGTCAAAAGAGTTCAGCCACGTACGCCCACGGTCGTCAATAAAGAATTCCGGCCCTACTACCCCCTCTTTCGGTTTCCACACCGATTCCGGCATGTCACCGTGCATCGCCGGGTAGTACATCGCGTCCCAAACAATAGGAACCGGGCGGACTACCGACGCATAGTGGACAGGCTTGAAGGATTCTTCCTCAAACACGCACTTTTTCGCGAAAGCGACGTCGAAAGCGCCTTTTGTGATGTAATCGCCAGTCGATTTTTCGATAAAACTGTCATTTGCCTTCGAGAAAACGAAGTTTTTCAGCCACTGCGGTGTCTCTTTCGACCCATAATCGAAGCCCAAAAGCTCCTTTTTATCGCCCGCAGTGAGGCGGAAGTTGTTGATCCTGCGGTATGCTTCTGCCGCAATCTGCACGATTGCCTTGCGGGTAAGCCCGAAAATCTGCGCTTTTTTGAATGATTCGGCCCACGCATTCCAGTCATTCGCCTCGGTACACTCGGCGAAAGCCTCGCGGTACTCGATGGCGCGTTCTTCCTGCTCGGCTTTCTCGATGTCCTGCACTTCTTTGATGATGGTGCCGAGCGTGATCAGTCGAGTCGAGTTGTGCGCGAAGCCCTTATCCCACTTGTATTCGAAATCACCTTCGTCGAAGTTGTGTGCCTGCATGGCCCATTCGCGGGCAATGGCCTTCGCCTCGTCCTGATCGCGGCAGGAAATTTGCAGCGCGGCCAGTACGGTGATGTAGTTCTCGTAATCTTCCGGGTTCGGGTATTTCAGGACGATGTCGCGCAGTTCATCGTACGTGCCGTCCCACTTTTTGACGTCAGACAGCGCGGCCCAATCGTCATCGTCGGCCGAACCGATAGACTCATAACCGTTCATTGGCCGTTTGACCATTGTCCAGCCCAAGTCCTTCGCGTATCGGTCGAATTCGGCGGCGATCTCGCGAGCGGTATCGAGGCTGATCTCTTCGAGGTCAAGGTCGGCGGCGTTGTTCAGCGGATTCTCACCATCAATCCAGTAATAGTCGCGCTTGGTGTCCGGGTGGATACCGTACGCAACGAACTGCTGGCCGTCGGCGAGGATTTCAACTGCATGGCGCTGGCCGAAGTCGTCTTCCCACACGCCGGACTTAACTTTGGCGAACGGGTTTTCGGTTCGGTACAGGTAGAGTTTCTTCGGCTCCCGGCCGATACGACATGGCGCTGCACCGACGTTCTCGGCGATCCAGTCTGCCATGTGCGCCACGGCGTCTTCATCGTAAACGTCGATGTCAACCGCCGGGGTGTATTTGGTCAGAATCCCGATGCCGTTATTGGTATAGCGTTTCGCCCAACGCTGGATCTGCTCCTTATCATTGATTGTTCGTTCCCAATCTTCGCCGATAGGGCGTTTGCCCGCACCCTTCTTATCGGCGTCCGGGGCGTAGATAGGTACGATGGTGTACCCATTCCCCCAAAGCGTTTCGCCGTACTCTTGCCAGTAGTTCATTCAAGGATTTCCCCTGTTTCGCTGTCCGTTTTGATCCATGAAGGGTTAGTCAGCCAATGCGGACGGATGCCGCAGTGAGGGACAGCTTTGCAAACTTTTTCGGCCACGCTGCTCGTTACGTTGTTCTGCACGGCCCATAACAATGTCGGGTAACTGATCTTCGCTGCCTTCGCCAGTTCGGCCATTCTGGCGTTCGGGTCTACCTCCAAAGCCGCTTGCATCATGAGAAATTTGACCCGCATCCGGTCGTCGTTTAAAGCCCAATCTGGAAATCGCATAGTGATGCCCTCGCGTAATGTGCGCGTGTTATAGATTTGCGGATATTATATCCGGGCTTGACATCTGTCAAGTTGGCCATTTATTCGGGTACCAAAGGCGCTTTATGTCCGGAAAACAAAGGGCTTGCGGTACCCGAATAAAAAATTTCTAAAAAAGTGTTTGACAGTGATTCGGCGTTTGGGCCATACTTCATCCCGTCAACACGACACGACCTTTTAAACACTTAACGGAGTAGAAAATTATGTCTGGTATCTTCGAACAACTGCTGGCTGAACAACAAAAAACTAACACCCTGCTGGAAGGCGTTCTGGCAGCACTGAAAGGCGGCGCGGTGAACACTTCCGCTGACGCTGGTAGCGAAACCACTGAAAAAACCACCACTACCACCAAAGGCGGTGCTAAGGGCGGCGCGAAAGGCGGTGCAGGTAAAACCGAAACTAAAGCGGTCAAGCCTAAACACACCAAAGACGAAGTAGTCGCGGCTGTCGTTGCGGTTAAAGACGCGTTCGGCGCGCCGGAAGCCAAGAAAATCACCGCTCACTTCGGCCTCGCCAAAGTCGCGGAAGCGAAGGAAGAACACTTCGACGAAATCGTCGAAATGTGCGAAGCCAAACTGGCTGAAAAAGATGAAGGCGGTAACGGCGAAGAAGACGACGTTTAATCTTTCGCCCCGCATCGGCTCCCTTCGGGGGGCCGTTTTTCACAACCAACGGAGAGGCAATTGTGACCAGCATTACTTTCACCAACGTAGCAACATCCGGCGGCGCAGTTCTCGCGCGCACGTGGGCGGAGTTTCGTTTTCAAATCGGTGATCGCGATGTGCTGTTCAGAGTTACTTCACCTGTTTCGAAACTAGAAGCGCCGCTGCTCGTAACCCATGCTGCATCGGGCTATCGAGTGTGCGACGTCTGGTGGGACGACGTGGCGAAGACTCGCTTTAACGCAGGCCGCAATAATTACAGCGGGGCAGGCGCTAGGGCATTGGTAGCGACAATTGAGCGAGTCGGCGAACACCGATTCCTCAATGCGATAAAGGCGTATCCGAATGAGTAGTAAGTCACTGTTAGTCCGTATCATGCGGGAATTCGGCGGTGGCGGCCACTCAATCTTCGCGCCTTCTGCGTCAGCGCGTTGGATAGCATGTTCAGGAAGCCTGATAGCCGGGCTTTTTGAGCATGACGAAACCATCTACGAGGCGGCGGAAGGCACGGTGGCCCACGGAATCGCCGAACAATGGCTGCGAACGGATGTCCGGCCAACCCATTTAATCGGTACGGTCGAGACGATCACGGAAGGCGGTGTCAGCCATGACATCCCGATTACGCGGTCAATGCTCGACTCGGTTCAGGAGTACGTGGACTGGTGCCGATTTGAAGAGGGTGAAATGTTCACGGAAATCCGGGTCTGGTTTACCGACCTGATGCCGCGAGCGAACCCGGATGAACCTGACGAAGACCCGATCGAGTTTGTCGCTCAGGGAGGAACGGCGGATAATATCATCATCCGCGACCGAACCTTGATCGTGACCGACCTGAAATACGGGACTGGCGTTCAGGTTTTCGCGGAAGGGAACCCGCAGGCGCTACTATACGCGTACGGTGCGTACCGCGCTTTCGCAGATGAATACGAGTTTGACCGTATTGTCATCCGGATCGCGCAGCCGAGGCTCGACCATTTCGATACGTGGGAAATCACGATTGACGAATTGTTAGAGTTCGCGGAGTATGCCCGGGAGCGAATTGCAGCGGCATGGAGCCTTACCGCGCCGCGTCGCGCATCCCTGAAAGGGTGTCGCTTTTGCCGGGCAGCACATAACTGCGCAGCGATAGCGTACATGATGGAATGCGCAGTGGGCGGGGACGTGGAATTCCTTGAAGCTGAATTCGGGGAGGAAGAAATGTCAGTATTGCGTGATGCGCTGGCGCAGGAGTATAAATTCCGGCGGGCGCAGTTCGGAAACCTGACAACCGAGCAGATGGCGAAGATCCTGCCATACCGCAAGGTGGTCGAAAACTGGTTCTCGCGCCTTGACTTCGAACTGGAACGCCGCGCAATGAACGGCGAGAAGGTACCGGGTCAAAAGCTGGTGGAGTCGCGGACAAACCGTAAATTCGCCAATGAGAAAGATGCGATCGCGCTGTTCCGGTTCCTCGATATTGACGAGGACAAGTACATCGAACGCAAACTGCGTACCCCGGCGCAGATGGAAGAAGTGCTCAGGGATGAATTGGGCGTGTCCCGGGCTGGCGCGCCGAACATCATCGCGGGGATCGTCTACAAGCCGGAAGGCAAGCCGACACTGGCACCGCTTACCGATAAGCGGCCACCACTGGACGGCAAGTATTCCGGGGCGTGGGACGACGAAGATGATGACGAAGTGTAAACCCGTAAAACCGTAGAAAGTAAACCCGTAAAACAGTAAACCGAGGATATTAAGATGGCCGAGAAATTAGTCCCTGCGAAAAAAGTCAAGAATGGCGTGCTGTACAAATCTGGTCACATCAAGATTTCTAACGTACGTGCTTCTTACCCGCACCTCGATAAGCCGTACGGCGGTGAAGACGGCGGCGAGCCGAAATACTCGCTGACGCTTTTGATGCCGAAAGACAGCCACGGCGAGATCGAGAAAATCATCCGTGAGCAGATCGAAGTCACCAAGAAGAACCACAAGACAGGCGCGCTGAAAGTCGCCCCGTCCATGTTGTTCATCAAAGACGGTGATACCGATTTTCCGGATAAACCGGAATGCGAAGGGATGTGGGTTATCTCCGCACGCGAAAGCAAACGCCCGGATGTGTATAACATCGAGCGCGAAGAGTTGACTACCTCTTCCGAAATTCTGGAAGAGATCTACGGTGGTTGTTGGGTGTCGGTTGTCATCCGTCCGTGGTCGCAGGAAAACAAATTCGGCAAACGCGTTAACGCCAACCTGATTTCCGTTTTGAAACGCAAAGACGACGAGCCGTTCGGTGAAGGTCGTGTGGACACGTCCGACGCGTGGGATGAAGACGAAGATTGGGAAGACGAAGTGTAATGTACGCCCTCGGGCGGTAATACAAGGCCCGCCGCGTGCGGGCTTTTTTCATACAGGAGCGTTAACGTGACCGATTGCATTAATCTGGACTATGAATCCCGAAGCCGGGTGAACCTTAAAACGAACGGATTCGACCGATATTCGAACGACGAATCGACTAAAATTCTGATGGGCGCATGGTCTATCAATGGCGGAGCGGTGCAGCACATCGACCTTCACCGAGGGAAGAAGTTGCCCGGCGAACTGCGTGAAGCGCTGGAAGACCCGGCCGTCGAGAAGTGGGCCTTTAACGCGCAGTTCGAACGCGTAATGACCCGCCGGGTGCTCGGCATCAAGACGCCGTATAAATCGTGGCGCTGTACGATGGCGCTGGCGTACATGCTCGGCTTTGCTGGCGACCTTCTGGCTGTCGGCACGCAGATCGGCTTGCCGGAAGAGAAACTGAAAGACCCGGAAGGCAAGCGCCTGATCGACCTGTTCAGCAAGCCGCAGCGTGTCACGAAGAAAAACCCGTTTGAGTGGCGCAATGAAGCGACCGACCCGGAAGACTGGTGGCACTTCTGCAAATATAACGTGCGGGACGTTGAAACCGAACTGGCGATTAAAGCCCGCCTGATGCGGTACCCGGTTCTGGATGCCGAATGGGACATGTACGCGCTGGATCAGTTCATCAACGATACAGGCGTGATGATTGACCGCGAATTCGCGTACTCGGCGCTGGCGCTCGCAGAGGCGCGCAAACCGCAGATTATCGAAGAAATGGCCGACATCACTGGCCTGAACAACCCCAATTCCCCGGCGCAGTTAACACCGTGGCTCAAAGAGCGCGGCTATCCGTTCAGCGACCTCCGCAGTGACACCGTCAATAAGGTCATTCGCGAAGCCGATGAAAACGGCGTTGACCCGGATGCGATCCGCGTGCTGCGGATGCGCCTGAATAGCGCGAAAAACTCCCTGTCAAAATATCAGACCATGATTGACGCGGCGGGCGAAGATGGCCGATTCCGCTTCTCGCTGCAATTCGCCGGGGCAAGCCGCACGAACCGTTGGGCGGGCCGCCGTATTCAGACTCAAAACCTGCCGAGAACGCCGAAGCTGATCGAGGACGTGACCGACCTGTCCATCGTTAACAAGATGATCCACCAGCGCGACCTTGATGCGTTGACGCTGTATGTGGGCGAGCCGATGGACGCGCTGGTGGGCTGCATTCGCTCCGCCTTCATCCCGACGCCGGGCCACAAGTTCATCGTTGCCGACCTGTCGTCCATCGAATCCGTGGTCATCGGGTGGCTGACAAACTGCAAATGGTTCATGGACACGCTGGCGGCCAAGCACGACCTTTACCGTTCATTCGCGGCTCACTGGCTGCACCTGCCGTACGAAGAAACGAAGCCACACCGCCCGAAAGCCAAACCTGCTACCCTCGGCGCGGGCTATCGCCTCGGTGGCGGCCACATGGACGAGAATGGCAAGAAGACCGGACTGTGGGGCTACGCCGAAAACATGGGCGTACACATGACGCAGAAAGAGGCAGAAGAGTCGGTACAGGCGTTCCGCGACCTTTGCCCGGAAATTGTGCGCGCATGGTATGACCTCGAAAACGCGGTATTCAAGGTTATCCGTACCCGTCAGGCCGTCGTTTGGGGCTGTCTGATCATCGAATACACAAAACCTTTCCTGACCATCCGTCTGCCGTCTGGCCGCAAAATGTATTACTTCCGTCCGCGTCTGGTCGAGCGCCAGATGACCGTTCAGAAAGGGCCGAAGAAGGGTGAGAAGTACACAAAGACCAACTTCCAGTACGAAGGCAAGGTGGAAGGCAGCGGCACCAAGTGGGGCAAGATTTACAGCCACGGCGGTAAGCTGGTGGAAAACATCGTTCAGGCGCTGGCGCGCGACGTGCTCGCCGAAGGTCTGAAAAAGGCGCACCGCATGGGCTTCCGCATCGTCATGCACATCCACGATGAAATCGTAACCGAAGTGCCGGAAGACAGCCCGCTGACCGTGGACGACCTGATTTCCTGCATGGCGGCCGAACTACCGTGGGCCGAAGGGCTACCGCTTGGCGCTGCCGGGTGGGAAGGCTATTTCTACCGTAAGGATTAACATGGCCGAGCCGATAATCAGAGAATCGAAGGTCGAAAAGCGCTGCTGCGAATACGCGCAGGGGCGCGGGTGGTGGGTGTCAAAATTCACCTCCCCCGGCAAAAAAGCCGTCCCGGATCGCGTGCTGATCCGTGGCGGCGTTGTGCTTTTTATCGAATTCAAACGCCCCGGCGAAGAACCAACGGCGCAGCAGTATCACCGCCACAAGGAAATGCGTAAGGCCGGGGCTAACGTGACATGGGTGGACAATTTTGCAGACTTTAAAAACTACATTATCGCCTTTGAGTAGAGCGCTCGCGTACTGCCTGCGGACGGTTAAACTGAACCGCAGCGACATGCACGACTATCAGGACGAAGGCGTCCAGTTCATCAAAGACCATCCGTACTGCGGCATGTTCGTAGACCTCGGCTTGGGTAAGACTGTCATGACCGGGACGGCCATGCTCGACCTGATCGCGGACGGCGAAATCAACAAAGTCCTCGTCGTCGCGCCGAAGCGAGTGGCCCGTACCGGGTGGCCGACGGAATTCGACGAGTGGGGGCATCTGTGCTTCTACAAGATGTCGATTATCGCCGGAAACGCCAAAGAGCGCGCAGCGGCCGCGAGTAAGGACTGTCATTTCTACACGATCAGCGTGGATAACATCGCGTGGCTATGTGAGCACTTCAAGACGAAATGGCCGTTCGACGCCGTGGTGCTGGACGAGTCGAGCATGTTCAAATCCCACACCTCGCAGCGCTTCAAACTGCTGCGCCGGGTGCGGAAGTACATCAAACGGATCGTCGAGTTGACGGCCACGCCTGCGGCCGAAGGGTACATGGGTATCTTCTCGCAAATTTACCTGCTGGACGAAGGCGAGCGCTTTGGCTCCACCATCGGCGGTTATCAGGAAAACTACTTCACGCAGAACCGCTACAACTTCAAATGGAAACTTCGCCCCGGTGCGGAAGACGAGATTATTCGGAAGATTTCTGATATATGTTTAGTCATGAAAGCGGAAGACTACCTTGACATGCACGAACCGAATTTCGTTCCTGTCCCGGTCGAGTTAGACGGGGAGACGGCCGAGCGGTACCGCATGATGGAGGAAGAGAGCCTCGTCGAGATTATGCCGGACGATTTCGATGAACATCTGGATGACCCAATCGTGATCGAAGCGGAGCAGGCCGCGTCTTTGCAGTCGAAGCTATTGCAGATGTGCTCAGGCTTCATCTACGACACGAAAATCGTTGGCATAACGCAAGACGACAAGGTCATTAAGCAGAAGGACACGTACAGGCTGCACGACCTGAAATTCGATGCACTGGAAGAACTGCTGGAAACCACGCTGGCCGATAAAAACGTGCTGATCGCCTATCACTTCAAGCCGACCCTCGAACGACTGAAAGAGCGGTTTAAAGATCTGGTGGTCATGGATGATGACGGTAAGTGCATCAAGAAGTGGAACGCCGGAAAGATTCGACTGCTGGCCGCGCACCCTCAGTCAGCGGGACACGGTTTAAACCTCCAGCATGGCGGCCACGTCATCGTCTACATCGACAATCCGTGGTCACTCGAACGCTTCCTGCAATTCAATGGCCGATTGCACCGTCAGGGGCAGAAGTACCCGGTTACGATCTACCAGTTCAAAGCCATGCTGCGAACACCGAACGGGCTTCTGGCCGAGACGGCGGACGACGTAGTCATACAGGCGCTGGTCGAAAAGGAAGACGTTCAGGACGCGTTCTTCGAACTGCTCGAACGTATCAAAGGGCGCATCAAACGCCGCAAGAAATCGAAAAATAAAGGGGTATGGGATGACGAAGAGTAATGCGCCACTGGCAACCCGGAATCGCCGCTCTAATGCGCCGGACGCCGATACCGAAGCGATGATCTTTCAGGGCTGCAACATCACGCAACTGGCGAAGCTGTTTCGCATGGAGCGCCGGGACATCACGCCGAAAATCATGGATGTCCCGCCTGTCGGCGAGCGTGGCGGGTACCCGATCTACGCGGTTCACGAAGTGGCCCCGTACCTCGTTAAGCCGCTGTACGATGTCGAGACGTACCTGCGCCGCATGAACTTCAAGGATCTGCCGAAGGAGTTGTCGAAAGAGTTTTGGGCCGGGCAGCGCGCAAAGCAGGACTTCGACATCAAAGCGGGCAACCTGTGGGAAACCGAGAAGGTGATCGAGCACTTCGGCGAGGCGGTGAAGGTGCTCCGCATGTCGATGTTGCTCATTCCCGACACGCTGGCGCGTCAGGCCGGACTCAGCGAGCCGCAACGTCAGGTCATCACGTCATCCATTGACGCCATGCTGAACGACCTGTCGAGCGCGCTGATCGATAAGTTCAACGGCGACGAGGTGGACGACGATGAAGTTTAAGAGCATCGGGCAGATTATCAGTTCGGTGGCCGAGCAGTTACGGCCGCCAATGCGCATGACGGTGGCCGACGCGGCCGCCAAGTATCGCTACGTCAACCAACCCGGCGCATACGTCGGGGATTGGCTTAACTCGACGACGCCGTACATGGTCGAGCCGATGAACATGATGAACAGCCGGGCGTACGACAAGATGGCGTTTGTCGGCCCGGCGCAGTCCGGTAAAACCGATGCGCTGATCCTGAATAGCATTGTCTATTCGGTGAAAGTTGACCCGATGGATCTGATGGTCTACTGCCCGACGTCAACGGCCGCGCGCGACTTCTCGATGCGACGTGTAGACCGTCTTCACCGCCATAGCCCGAAGGTGGGCGAAATGCTGATGAAGAACCGCGACGCCGACAACAAATTCGACAAACACTACGTCACAGGCATCATCCTGACGTTGAGTTATCCGTCAGTAACCGAACTGGCCGGGCGTCCCGTTGGCCGCATCATCATCACCGACTACGACCGTATTGACGACGACATCGGTGGCGACGGTAACGCCTTCGACCTCGCATCAAAACGTACGACGACCTTCGGGTCGTTTGCCATGTGTGCAGCCGAGTCATCGCCATCGCGCCCGATTAAAGACCCAAGCTGGATTAAGCGCACGCCCCACGAAGCCCCGCCGTGTGACGGGATTGTCGGCCTGTACAACCGAGGCGACCGCCGCCGCTGGAAATGGCCGTGTCCGCATTGCGACCAGTATTTCGAAGGTACCTTCCAGCTTTTGAAGTGGAACACGAAAGACGCCGATGGCAACCCTCTAACCAACCTCGAAAAGTCGGAGACAGTGCGCATGGCCTGTCCACACTGCGGCTGCGAAATAGACCCGGTTGATAAGTATGAAATGAACCTGTGGGGGATGTGGGTGCCGGAAGGCTGTCATGTCAACGAGTTGGGCCAACTGGCCGGGGTACCGATGCGCTCGTCGTTCGCGTCCTTCTGGCTTCGCGGAACGGCGGCCGCATTCATCACATGGCAGAAACTGGTTCTGAACTACCTCGATGCGATGGATGACTACGAGCGTACGATGTCCGAAGAGTCCTTGAAGAAATTCTGGAACAACGACATGGGCGAACCGTACGTGCCGAAGGCGATCGAGACGGTACGCGTTCCGGAAGCGCTGAAAGCCCGCGCCGAGAAGTGGCCGGAACAGACGGTGCCGAAGAATGTGCGGTTCTTGGCGGCCACGGTGGACGTGCAGAAGCATAGCTTTGAAGTGTCGGTGCATGGTGTGGCACCCGGCTACCCGTTCGACACCTACCTGATCGACCGCTTCAACATCACGAAATCGCGCCGACTCGATGACGATGGCGACCCGAAAATCCTGCACCCGGGCGCGTACCTCGAAGATTGGGATCTCATTGAAACCGAAGTGATGAACAAGACGTATCCGCTGTCCGATAATTCGGGCCGTTCGCTGCCGATCAAGATGACCGCGTGCGACTCCGGCGGTGAAGCCGGGGTAACTGGCAACGCGTACGAATTCTTCCGGAAACTGCGGAAGGAAGGGAAAACCGGGCGCTTCTGTCTGGTGAAGGGCGACCCGAAAGCGAACAACCCGCGCACCCGCGTAGCGCTACCGGACTCCAACCAGAAAGACAAGAAAGCCATCGCACGCGGCGACGTTCCGGTGCTGATGATTAACTCGAACGTGATGAAAGATAGCCTGAACGGCCGACTGGACGTCGTGGAGCCGGGCAAAGGCATGTACCACATCCCGGACTGGATGGGCGACGCGGTATTCGCCGAACTGTGTACGGAGACGCGTGACGAGAAAGGCTGGCACAACCCATCCCACGCCCGAAACGAAACGTGGGACTTGGCGTATTATTTATTAGGTATTTGCGTCAGTGGCCGCGTGCTCGGGATTGAGCAGATAGATTGGGATAACCCGCCATCATGGGCGGCCGAGTGGGACGATAACAGCATGGTTATTTTACCGCAGAGCGATGAACCTATTGATGCACCGAAAGATACCGAATACAGTTTCGAGAAACTCGCAATGGCGTTAGCATAGGAGAACCACCATGACACCAGAAGAATGCCGCGCGCAATATCGCCTCATGCTCAAAGAAGCGATGGATGCGTACCACCAATTAAACCTCGGCGGCTCGGTGCGCGTCGTGGTGGATCAGAACAGTGAACGCGTGGAATATACCGCAGCGAACCGACAAAGCCTATGGGCCTACATCGTTCGACTGCAAAACGCGATTAATTCGGACAACCCTTGCGCGGCCTTCATGGGCCTACCAAGTTCACCAGCAGGATTCTTATTCCCATGACCGAGAAAAAGAGAAGCACTACACAACGGGCGAAGAAAGCGGCAAAGACCGCCGACGTCGCTACGTTGGACGCCACGCCGCAGAATCCTTCGGCACTCGGTGGCGGCTTAGAGGGGGCTGAACGGAACACGCGTGAAATGTTCCGCTGGACGCCTGCCATCATTTCACCAGACCAGCAGATCGCCCAAGACGGTACGCTGGCGCTTTCGCGTGCGCAGGACATCGTACAGAACGACGGCTACGCATTTGGCGCGGTGGCGATTCACCGTGACAGCGTCGTCGGCTCGCAGTACAAACTCAACTCGAAACCCAATTCGCTGGTGCTCGGCGCGCCGGAAGGTTGGGCGGATGAATTTCAGGAAGTAGTCGAGGCGCGCTTCAACATGGTGGCCGAGTCTCCTGAAAACTGGTTCGATGCCCGCCGGATGAACACGCTGACCGGGCTTGTCCGTCTGGCCGTTGGCGGCTTCATCATGACCGGGGAAGTTCTGGCGTCATGCGAGTGGATGAAGCCGAAGGGAACCCGTATGCAGCGCCGTCCGTTCGGCACCGCGATCCAGATGATTTCGCCGTACCGTCTGTCCAACCCGGACAACATCATGGACGACAAATATCTGCGCTCCGGCGTCAAACTGGATGAAATGGGCGCTCCGATCGGCTACTGGCTGCGTAAAGCGTTCCCGGGCGACCCGACTGACCTCGAACAATGGCGATGGGAATACCAGCCTGCTCGCTTCGATTGGGGCCGACGTCGGATGATCCACATCATCGAAGCGCTGCTGCCGGGCCAGACTCGCGGTATCAGTGAAATGGTCGCAGCGTTGAAGCAGATGAAGATGACCCGAAACTTTCAGGAAGTCACGCTGCAAAACGCCATCGTCAACGCGACCTACGCGGCCGCCATCGAATCAGAATTGCCGTCTGACGTGGTCTTCAATCAGATGGGGATGGGACAGACGCCTTTCGGCGACATCCTGAAAACCTACATGGGGAGTCTGGCCGAGTACATCGCCGGATCGAAAAACATCGCAATCGACGGGGCGAAAATCCCGCACCTGTTCCCCGGTACGAAACTGAAAATGCAGCCCGCAGGAACGCCGGGCGGAGTCGGAACCGATTATGAAGAATCGTTGCTCAGGAACATCGCCGCATCACTCGGCCTTTCGTACGAGCAGTTCAGCCGCGACTATACGAAAACGAACTACTCTTCTGCCCGCGCTTCGATGGCTGAAACGTGGAAGTACATGGAAAGCCGTAAAAAGCTGGTAGCCGACCGTTTCGCGTCGATGATTTATACGTTGTGGTTGGAAGAAGAGGTTAACGCTGGTAATGTTCCACTGCCGCCGGGCTTCACTTGGCGCGACTTCTACGACCCGATGAAACGCGATGCGCTTTGTAACGCAGAATGGATCGGTGCGAGTCGCGGCCAGATTGACGAGAAGAAAGAAACCGAAGCCGCTATCCTTCGCATCAAGAATGGTCTGTCAACGTACGAAGCAGAAATCGCCCGCCTCGGTGGAGACTTCCGCGAAGTGTTCAAACAGCGCGCCCGCGAAGAAGGCATCATCAAAGAGTTGGGCCTCGATTTCTCCGGCAAGATGGTCGAAGGTACAGAGGCAAGCGGTTCGACTGGCGGCACTGGCTCGGACAACAACGAAGAGGAAACGAAGGAATGAGCAACCACGTAAGAGCGAGCGTCTCAATGGCGCTCAGTCGTATGAACGGCCAGCCGATCGCCATTCGCGAGAATGACCCGACGCTGCTGACCAACATGCAGCAGATGATGTCCTGCGATGACGAAGATTTTCAGGAGCGCGCCGAACAGCAGATGCGCGAAAACCTGTGTGCAGCGTACGGCGTTGGCCGACCGTCTGCGGACAAGCCTTTCGCCTTCTCCAACGGCCTCGCTATCATCCCGATTCACGGCACCCTGATTAACCGCTATGGCGGGTATTACTACGGCTACGTGACGGGGTACAATTTTATCCGCAGTCAACGAAATGCAGCGATGGCCGACCCGGATGTCGAGGCTATCATCTACGACGTTAACTCGAACGGCGGGGAAGCAGCAGGCTGTTTCGAACTGTCACAGGAAATGTTTGATACACGCGGCGAGAAACCTTCGCTGGCGGTTGTCGATTCAAACTGCTATTCTGCGGCATATGCGTTGGCGAGCGCAGCGGATAAAATCGTTGTAACGCCGTCCGGCGGTGCCGGGAGCATCGGTGTTATCGCCCTCCACATCGACATGTCGAAGATGTTGGCGGACATCGGTATCACCGTGAATATCATCAAGTCCGGGGAGCACAAAGCCGACGGCAACCCGTACGAACCAATGAGCGATGAAGTACGAGCAGACTGGCAAGCGAGCGTGGATTCAATGCGCACCGACTTCGTCAATCTTGTCGCTCAAAACAGGGATTTAGATCCGAAAGTGGTGCGCGACACCGAAGCGATGTGCTATAACGCTGGTGAAGCGATGTCAATCGGTCTAATTGACGCGGTATCAACGCCTTCGAAGGCTGTTACCGAATTCCTCAACGGGCCGTCCGATAACAGCCCGGATCACTCAGGAGCGAACGCAATGAGCTTTACGCAAGAAGAAATGGACGCAGCCCGCGCAGAGGCGGCGACCAACGAACGAACCCGCATTGCCGGGATCATGGGCTGTGATGCAGCGGCTAACCGTACCAAACTGGCAAACCACATCGCCTTCAACACGAATATGTCCGTTGAAGACGCGACTGCAATGCTGACCAATTCCGCCGAAGAACCGAAAGCCGCTGTTACGACTACCGTCGTTGACGCTGCTGCGCCGGGTAAAACCGGAACCGAAGCGAAGGGTGACAGCCCGTTCGATTCAGTGATGGCAAGCGCGGAACATCCTAACGCTGGTGCCGATGCAGGCAACGAGCAGGAAGGCGCGAAAGAAACGGCTGGCCTGATGGCGGCAATGACCGCTGTCGCTGGCAACAACATGGCTAAGTAATAGGGGATCTTCGGATGAATCTTTTGACTATGATGGCCGCCACCAGCCTGCCTAACTATCTGGCTGGAAACGGCGACCTCGGCTCTTGGGAGCCAACCCAAATCTTCGCAGGTGAAGCGGATATTGTGACCGAAGGCGGTGCCGCTGGCGCTGACATCGAGATCTATCAGGTTATCGCGAAGAACGCCGCTGGCGCTATGGTGCCACATGACCCGACGGCGACCACTGGCACGTCTCCGGACGAAGTACCAGCACCGCAGTCTGTGGCTATCGGTATCGCAGCACAGCCCGCGAAGTCCGGCCAGAACGTGCCGTACTACATCGGTGGTGTATTCAACCACGCAGCCCTCGGTTGGCACGCGTCGCTTGATACGCTGGCAAAACGTCAGGCGGTCTTCGACCGTACTAACATCCACATCGGCAATCTGTACTAAGGAGCAGCGCAAATGGCTGGACTTTACACTACTTACCAACTGCTCGAAGTACAGCGCAAGCTGAAAACGCTGCCTGCGTTCTTCCTGCAATGGTTCCCGCGCCAGATTAACTTTCAGGAAGACATGATTGCCTTCGATAAAGTTATTCAGGACGTAACCCGCGTTGCGCCGTTCGTTGCACCTAACGTACAGGGCCGCGTGATCAAAGAAAGCGGCTACAACACGAAGACTTTTAAACCAGCCTACGTGAAGCCGAAACACGTCATCGACCCTAACATGATCATCCCGCGTCAGCCGGGTGAAGCGTTGGGTACTGGTACCCTGTCTATCGCGCAGCGCCGCGACCGTGTCATCGCATATCTGCTGATGAAACACCGCGCCATGCACGAAAATACGTGGGAATGGATGGCGGCGCAGGCTGCGCAGTATGGTTACGTTGACGTTCAGGGTCAGGACTACCCGCTGGTGCGTGTAGACTTCGGCCGTGATGCAGCGCTGACCATGACGACCGACTGGACGGCGGCGGGTGTCACCCTGATGGACATGATTGCTGACCTGCGTGATGGTCAACGTCTGGTGTCCGATAAGTCCATGTCCGGCACCGTTATCCGCGACTACATCTTCGGCGGCGACGCTTGGGATCAGTTCGTCAAGGTCGGCGGTAAAGAACTGTGGGGCAAAGATGGCCTGATGGACTCGACCATCCGTGGGTCTGAAACCAACGTTACCCGCCTGTGGGACGACGTGGAAGGCGTTCAGTACATGGGCGAACTGGTAGGGGCTAACGGCGCTGGCCGTATGCGTATTTGGGTGAACACTCAGAAATACCGCGACCAGAACGACCAAGAACAGTTCCTGATGAAGCAGAAGGCGGTAATGGGTATTTCCTCGGCGATCGAGGGCGTACGTTGCTTCGGCGCGATTCTGGACAAAGGTGCGGGCTATCAGGCGCTTGATTACTTCCCGAAAATGTGGGATCAGGAAGACCCGAGTGTGGAATACCTGATGTCTCAGGGCGCACCACTGATGGTTCCGGCCGACCCGAACGCGTCGTTCCTGCTGACCGTGATGTCCTAATAACCCGTAATTCAAACCTACGATCCGCCTGTACCGGGCGGGTCGCTTTGAGGAAAGAGCCATGCCAAAACGTAAAGTTCTCCAGACCGTCATCGTTTACCGCGACGGCGCGCGTATCAAACCGTCCATCGGCGAGATCTTCGATTTCAAACAAGCCGAACTGGACAGCATCAACAAAATCAACCCGGATGCCATCGGCCGCCCGGTGATGGAAGTTGACGTTGAAAATCAGGCTGCACAGGAAGCCGCAGCGCAGCAGGCGAAAGCTGACGCGTCCAAAAAAGACGAGAAGGCTGACGGTGCTAAGAAAAACGCCAAAGACGATAAAAAGTCTGGCGCGGAAGATGAAGTCTAATCATGGCTTCTAACTTCGCCGCAATTAAAGCGAAGGCTCGCAGGGACGTACATGCGTCCCTGTCTGTCGCTGCTCGCTATGAGAATTATGCGCAGGATGTCATCGTAGACGACATTAGCGTCCGCTGGCACAACAAGATCGCCATCATGGGCGACTTGGAAAACGGTGGTTACGCTAACGTTATCGAGGGCATCGAGCGCATCATTTTTATGCGTGACGAGTTAAATGCAAAAGGGATCATGCTGTCCGAAGGCGATAGCATCATCATGACGGCCGAGGGGTACGAGAACGCCCGTTTGGTACTCAAAACGCAGGAACCTATCGTCGGGCCAGTGGAAATCGTCTGGCAGGTGGCGAGGGCCGACTGATGCCTGTTAACGTGTTAGCGATCGGCTCCGACGAGTTGAAAGGGTATCTGGAACAGGTACCGGAAATCGCTAACAATTCGATCCGCATGGCGATTAATAGCGTGGCTGCTGGCAAGGGCATGACCCTTATCAAGAAGTCGATGACCGACGAGATTGCCTTCCCAACCGGGTATCTCAACGCAGACCGCCTCAAGCTGACTAAGCGCGCCACCACTTCCAACCTCGAAGCCGTCATTGTCGGCCGTAAGCGCGCCACCAGCCTCGCCCGTTTCGTTACAGGCGGCGCAATGGTGACGAATAGCAAACGGCCCGGCGGTGTACAGGTGCGGGTGAAGAAGGGCAAGACGACGTACCTGAAAAATGCGTTTCTTGTGCGGCTAAACAAAGGCGCGAGTCTCACCGAAGACCAGTATAACGTCGGTCTGGCCGTGCGACTTTCTGCCGGGGAATCCCTGTCCAATAAACGCTCGCAGCACAAATCATGGCTCGTACCGGGCCGGGTGGCATTGCTGTACGGGCCGTCCGTGGATCAGGTCTTTGCGGAAGTGTCCGGCACCGTCGCGCCGAAGATTGGCGACATGGTGGCCGCTGAATTCCATCGTAACTTTGCGAGGCTGTCTAAATGAGTCAAAGGCTTGACATTCTTAAAGCATTGACAGCGCACCTTGAACAGATCACCATTGAGAACGGATACGCCTACGACCTGAAAGGTAAAGTGTATCGCGGGCGCGACCGATTCGGCGCGGACTTCACGTCCAAACTGCCAATCGTGTCGATCCTCGAAGCGAAGGCCACGGACTACGGAGCCTTTGCCAACGAGGAACAGACCGTACGAATGGACGATTGGGTGCTGCTGGTGCAGGGGTGGGTCAAAGATGACCCGAGAAACCCGACCGACCCGGCGTACGAACTGCTGGCCGAGGTGGAAAAGCGACTGGCGATGTTGGTGGCGAAGGACGAGAACGGACAACCGATGTATCCGGCCCTCTACCGCTTGGGTGGGAAGATTGCTAAACTCACACTCGCGCAGCCCGTTGTCAGGCCACCCGAAGACGGCTTGTCCGATACAGCGTTTTTCTTCCTACCTGTTAGGGTAGGACTCAAAGTGGACATTAGGAATCCTTAACAGGAGAAACAGAATGAACGATAACTACCAAAACAACTACGTGGTAGGTCGCGGAACGGTCTACTTTGACCGATTCCAAGACGGCACTAACCGTAAGACGGGTGAAATGTATTTCGGTAACACGCCGGAATTCACCATCAACACCGATTCCGAAACGCTGGATCACTACTCTTCCGATCACGGTATGCGCGTGATGGATGCGTCCGTCCTGCTGGAAGCGTCTCAGGGCGGTACCTTTACCTGTGACAACATCAACGCGGATAACCTCGCGCTGTGGTTCCTCGGTGAAGTATCGAACACCACTCAGACGCAGCAGACCGACGCGAAAGAAGTGTTCAACCCGATCATGCGCGGCCGTTACTATCAACTCGGCACCACTGACGATAACCCGACGGGTGTTCGCAGCGTGACTAACTTCCAGATGGTCAAGGCGGACGCGTCCATCGCGATTTCCGTTGGTTCAGGCGACATCACTTCTATCGTGGGTGCCACCGTCGTTAACCCGGCTGGTAACTACGAAATTGATCTGGAAGCGGGCCGTATCTACATCGAGCCGGATTCAGCCGACCTCGCGGGCAACGTGCAGATCGCGGTTCAGTACGACGTTGATGCGCAGAAACGTACGCTGGTCATTGGCAAGTCCAACATGGTGTACGGCGCGCTGCGCATGATCTCCGATAACCCGGTGGGTCTGAACAAGAACTACTACTTCCCGAAAGTGTCCATCGCGCCGGATGGCGATTATGCACTGAAAGGCGACGACTGGCAGGTCATGTCCTTCACCTTCAAGGCCATGCAGCTTAACAACATCACGCAGCGCGTCTACATCGACATCGTCGAAGCGGCCGCAGCGGTTGACCCGACCACGCAACGCACCATCGAAATTTCACCTGCATCGACCACGGCCGCATCCGGTGGCGCAGGTGTCGTTTGTACGGTGACTGTCCGTGACGGCACTGGCACAGCAGTTCAGGGCGATGCAGTGACGTTTACCACCGTTTCCGGTGCGACCGTTACGCCTAACAGCGCGACGACCGGGGCTACCGGGACGGCGACCACCACCGTCAACCGTGCCGCCGCTGGTACCGCGACTGTCACCGCCACGCTGGCGAACGGCAAAGCGGCCACGACTGGCACCATTACCTTCTCGTAATACATGCCAAACTGATAAAGCGCCTTCGGGCGCTTTTCTTTTATCTGCAAGTATGTGCTACATTAACGACGGATTAGCGCAAAGGAGATCCGTCAAATGTCATTAGCAGATTACGCACCAGAAATCGAAGAAATCACCATCCCGGCCAGACACGGTAAAAAGGCTGGCTCGTTTAACGTCCGTGGGCTTTCCTTCCACGACATTTCCAAAATCATCCGCGTCCACTATCACGACCTTGATGGCCTGTTCGACCTGTATCAGAAGACTGCCGGGGAAGACCTGACGGCCATCGCTACGGGGCGATTCGCCGTGTCGCTGGTATCGGACGCGCCGGGGCTGGTGGCACATGTCATCGCGCTGGCCGCCGACGAAGAAGCCGAACTGGAAAAGGTACAGACGCTGCCGCTTCTGGTGCAGTTCGACGCCTTGAAAAAGATTGCTGGTCTGACGTTCTCGGACGTTGAAGAAGTAAAAAAGATGTTCGCTCAGGTAATGGAGCAGATCGGCAAGATGAAGGGCGAAGAGGCGGGGTCGAAACCCGGTCAAAGCGCGAAATAGTTCTCGACTTCCACAATAACCTTCGTGCCACGGTGTCCTTCCTCATGTCCGAGGGACACCCGGCCGCCCGGCATTACCCGTTAGGATATTTGTGGTCAGAAACGAAAATCGCGAAGCGCCGGGTAAACGCGGGTTATGTCACCCAAAGTTTACTGATGCAGTCCTGTATCGGCGCTGTACTCAACGGCAAGAAAGGCGGGAAAGAGTATAAAAAACTAATCAAGGAATTATCTGATGGCTAACAGTAAAGACGTCGAGCTACGAATCCGGGCGAGGGACTACAGCCAGAAGCCCCTAAAGGCTGTGACCAGTGCCATCGAGCAGATGGCGAAGGCGCAGGACGAACAGCGTAAAGCAGCCGAGCGCGGTGAAGTCTCGACGCGTGATCTGGAAGCCGCATACAAAAAGCTGGAAAGTGCCGGGAACCAACTGCTTAAACTCAACTCGCTGATCGAGGTGTTCAAACGGCAGAATCAGGCCATGACGGAGGCGACGGCCAAGACCGAAGGACTCCGCCAGAAACAGGCCGATCTCCAGAAGACCTACGATTCCACCGAGAAGGTTACGCAGAAACAGGAACGGGCGCTGGCCCGGGTAACACGTCAGGTTGAAGCCGCAACCCGCGCGGAAGCGAATCAGGCCGAGCGCGTGTCCCGGGCTACCCGCGACCTCGAACGATACGGGATCGAGACATCGAAAGTTGGGGCGGCCCAAGCGGGTATCGTCACCAGCGTCGCGCAGGTCAACCGTGTCCTCGAACGTCAGGACGAAATCATTTCAACGTCAGCCGCTGCGGCCGCACAAGCGAAGGTCATTCGTGGATTGCAGCAGCAGGCTGATCAGGCGATGGCGACGGCGCGCGGGTACCAAACCCTCGGCCGCGTGGTGCAGCAGGCAACCGGGCAGCTTGGGCCGCTTGGCACGCAGATCCAGACTATCGTCAGCCCGGCAGAAGCGGCGCGCCGCACGCTGTCCGGCCTTGAGAATCAGGTACACGGCGTTACTACCGAACTGGCCCGTAACAGCAAGGAAGTGGAAAACGTCGCTCAGAAAGTCCGAATGCTCAACGAGGCGAATAAAACCGTCTCGGCGCTGGCGCAGCAAATCGACCTGTACCGCCAGCAGGTGTCAACCCTTCGGAACGCCCGCACTGAATACCAACAAGCGCGACAAGACGTCATCAAGTTAGCACAGCAGATGCGCACCGCGACAACTGATACGGGCGCTTTAGGTATTCAGATGCAGGCCGCCCAACAACGGCTTTCCGCAGCCGCGACGGCCATGCGAAACACGGCCACGGCCGCCCGGTCTACCCAAGCCGCATTACGAGCGGCACAGGTGGACACGCGTAACCTGTCCGACGCGGAAGCCCGGCTGATCTCCACCAGCCAACAATCGGCCGCAGCGCTTAACACGCTGTCCACCGCGACGAACCGGAACAGCCAAGCGGCGCGCGACGGCTCGAAAGCGTGGTCACTGTTCCGAGACGAGGGCCGTACCACGCTGTCCTTCCTGCAACGTATTCGCGGTGAAGTGTTGGCGCTGACGACCACTTACATCGGTTTTCAGGGGGCTATCAATCTGGCGGGCGGCGCGATCGACGCGTACAAGAACCGTCAGCAGGCGATGGTCAAGATTGCGAACGTGGTGGGTAACAGCCAAGCGGCCATTAACAAAGAATGGGAATACATGGTCGGTCTGGCGAACACGCTCGGGATCGACATCACCACCCTGTCACAGTCGTACACGAAATTCGCCGTGTCCGCGAAGGCGGTCGGCCTGTCATTGCAGGACTCAAAGTTCATCTTCGAAAGCGTAGCGAAAGCGGGCCGCGTCTTCCACTTGTCACAGGATGACATGGAAGGCGTATTCCGCGCGCTGGAACAGATGCTGTCGAAGGGTCAGGTGTATGCGGAAGAATTGCGCGGCCAATTGGGTGAACGTCTCCCGGCGGCCTTCGCACTGTTCGCAAAAGGCATGGACATGACCACCGCCGAACTGATGAAGGCGATGGAAAACGGGGAAGTCACTGGCGAGGCGGTTATCAACTTCGCCCGCGAGCAGGCCAAAGCAATCGACGCGCAACTCGCTACGGCGCAGAAAGGTGTCGATGCAATGGAAGCGCGCGCCCGTAACGCCATGAACGCGTTCCAACTGGCATTAGCCGACGCCGGGTTTATCGAAGCGTACGTGCAGATGCTGAACAAGATTACGGACTTCCTGAACAGCGAGGACGGCCGGGCGGCCGCCGTTAAACTCGGCGAGGCGTTCGGTACGTTAGCCGACGCGGTGACGTGGTGTATTGAGAACGTGGACACGCTGATTACTGCGTTAAGCGTGCTGGCCGGGCTGAAAGTAGTGCAGTTCATCGGCGGGATGATCTCGGGCCTTAAAAACCTGCTGCCGCTGTTCAAAACCCTGTCCAACATCGGCGCATCGATCATCACGGTGCTGGAAGGCGTTGCGGCCAGAATGATTACGGCTCAGGGTGCAATCGGCCTTCTCGGCGTTGCGCTCAAAGGGCTGACCCGGTTAATCCCGATTGTCGGGTGGGCGCTGCTGGCGTATGACATCGGTGCCATCATGTACGACCAGTCGCAGACTTTCCGCGAAGCGGTTAATGCGATTGTCCGTGACTTCAAGAACCTCGGCAATCAACTGGTGGCCGTGGTCGAGTCCATCCCGGCGCTGCTGTACGATCTGGCCGTGTCCGTGGTACGACCGATTACCACGATGTTTGCCGACACTACCCGGGCGATTATCGGGTGGATCGCGGATGTCCTGAAACTGATCCCGGGCGTCGGGCAGGGGCTGTCCGATTGGGCCATGTCCATCGGGGATGACCTGACCAAAGAGCAACGTGGCTTCCTTGAATCGACGGGCCGCATTTGGGACGACGTCAATAAGCAGTGGGTGAAACTGAACGACGAAATGGTCGCGAAGAACGCCGATGCGACTGACAAGATTCGCGGGCAGGTCAACCAACTGGCCGCCGACATGGCCGCTATCACGAAGGGCGAAGGCTTCCAGTTTACCCAAGACCCGGGAACAGGCGTCACGAAGCGCAGCCGTGAAATCGCGGGCCTGACGAAAGAACTGAACAAAATGGAAGAGGCGGCCAAGAAGGCCGACGTTGCGTCGCGTAAAGCCGAGCAGCGGAAGAACCTGTCCGGACGCCTCGCCATCATTGACGAGGAATTCGCGCCGCAGTATGCCCGCGCTAAGTCGATCGGCGGCTCGGAGGGTGACGCCCTTACCAAACGTCTTGACGCCGTTGTGGCCGCGCGCAAGAAGGCAGAAACGACCCTGTTCAACTCGCAGCAACGTACGACGGGTGGTATCAAGAAACAGGAAAACGCATTACAGGCGCTGATCAACAAGTACAACGAGTTGAATGCGGCCGTCGGCGTGAAGGAAGTTAAGATTGACCCGAATGCCACGTTTGACGACCGTCTGGCCGCTAAACTGGCCGCCGTCAACACGCAGTACGATCAGCTGATCGCCAAGTCGAAGAAACTCGGTACTGGCGGGCAGAATCTGGCCGGGCAGTTCGAAGACCTGCGCAAACGCAATCTGGAATACGCAACCACGCAGGCCAAACTCGAAGAACTGAAACGCATTGAGGATCAGTTAAACTCGCAGCAGGAGACGAAGAAAAACCTGCTGGACGAAATCAACGCCAAACGGCAGGCCGGGGTTATCTCCGAAAACGAAGCCGTAGCGCAGACGGTAGCCTTGTATCAGAACATGAATACGGGCATCGCGTCGTCGGCCGAGCAGCTTGACGCCTTCGCGCAGAAGATTAAAGACACGATGTCGCCGGAAGAATTCAGCCGCATCATGGCGCAGATTGCGTCCGTCAAGGCCGGGCTGGTGGACGTCACAGGCACCTTCACGACGATGGACACGACTGTCGTTCAGGGCGTGCTGGACGGAATGAGCACGGCGCTGTCATCCATCGTTGACGAAATGGCGTTGGTCGTGGCCGGGTCGCAAAGCATTGGCGATGCCTTCTCAAACCTCGGCGTGGCCGTGGCTCGATTCTTCGCGGACTTCTTGCAGAAGATCGCGATGGCAATCTTGCAGCAGATGGCGCTCAACGCGTTAGCCTCTATGGGGGGTGGCATCGGTTCGGCGGCCGTTGCATTAGGCGGTACCGTGGCGAAACATAACGGCGGTACCGTCGGCAGTAAGACAACGGGCGGCACGCAGATGAAGGGCGGTATCAGCCCGGCCATGTTCGCTAATGCTCCGCGCTTCCATGACGGCGGTCTGCCGGGCTTGCGTTCTGACGAGGTTCCGACCATTCTGCAAAAAGGCGAGCAGGTGCTGTCGAAGGACGACCCGAACAACGTGCTTAACCAATCACGCGGGGGCGGCCAGACGGCGCAGTCGCCACAAGGGCTTCGCTTCGTGCTGGTGGATGACAGGTCGAAAGTGCCGGAAGCCATGAACACGCCGGAAGGAGAAAAGGCGGTGATGCAGATTCTTCAACGCAACGTACCGACGTTGAAAAACTTAGTGGGATAAGAACAATGGCTTTGAGCGGACTGCGCCCCGCGCGCGAACAGTTTAACCAAGCAATCTACGACGCCCTTAACGGGGCGTACCAGCTTTACGTTCAGGACGTTTTCGGGCAGGCGGCGGCCAACCAGACGTACTACATGGCGAAGTGGATGAAGTTGAAGGCCGGGACTTACACGGCGGTCATGTATGTCGATGACTCCGGCACCCTGTCTATCGATCATGCCGTCGTCGCAACTGCGGCCATCGGCACCAACCCGAACAGTGGAGAGTTTACGATCTCGGCCGACGGCGTGTATCGGTTCGACTGCATCTATTCAAACGTCCCGGCCGATACCCCGGCGTACATGGCATTCCAGTTAATCCTTGACGGCCAGACAGTCGAGGTTAGCCGGGCCAACGACTTTATCGCGGACATCGTGCCGATCCCGGACAAAGCATTGGGGCCGAAGCCGCCATACTCCGATGACGTCCGCCTGACGTACCCGGTGTTCCTGCCGCTGCCGAACTGGAAAGACGGCGTCACCGAGCGCATCGAGTGGCAAACCGACGTCATGATCTCCGAGTCCGGTGCAGAACAGCGTCGCCCGATCCGCCTGCACCCTCGCCGCTCATTCGAAGCGACGTTCCTGCGTTGGGAGGAAAAGCGTACGCTGCTCGACACGACCATCGCGGGCGTCGGCCAATCGCCGTTACTCCTGCCTTTGTGGCATGACATGACGGCCACGGAAAACGATGCGCCTGCCGGGTCGGTGGACATCTTCGGCCAGTTCCGGGTGAAAGACTTCAACGTGGGTGACGTGGTCATGTTCAACCGTGGCACGACGTGGGACTACGAGACGAACATCATCGCCGGGCTGGACATTGACGCCGGGCATATGACGCTGACGTTTGGCCTCCAGTCGGACACGCCGCGAGGCACGCGCCTGTATCCGGTTCGCGTTGCGCAGATCCGGGAGGCGATGAACGGCCAGCAGATGACCGATAGCGTGTCACAGACCCAAGTCCGGTTCTTCTGCACCGAGAATTACGACCTGACGCCGTCGTGGTCAGACTTCCCGGTCTACACCCGTACCGGGCTGCACATTTTCGTCATGCCGGAAGATTGGGGGTCATCCAACGAAATCACGTCTGACCGCCTGACCTACAATTTCGACAACCAGTCAGGCCCGGTGGTCATCGTTGATCCGGGCGGCCAGAACTACGGAACCGTGAAGAAGTCGTACACCATTAACGGCCGCACAGCGGATCGGCAGTTCCGGCAGATCTTGTTCGCGCTCCGTGGCCGCACCAAGACTTTCCACCTGCCGCTCGATACAAACGACTTCATCCTGTCCCGCGACATCAACCCGGCCGACGGCGCGCTCGTAGTGCGGCGCTGCGGTTATACTCAGTACATCGGCGGGACGCAGGAGACGAAACGTGACATCATGGTCGAACTGTACGACGGCACCAGAATCCCGACCACCATCATTTCGAGCCGTATCGTTGGGGAAGAAGAGTGGCTATTCCTGTCACAGTCCATCCCGGCGACGTCCAGAAACGACGTCCGGCGCATCGGATATATCCCCGTAGCGCGATTAGATGTTGACGGAATCGAAATAAAACGGTTGACTGACTCGGCGGGCGTAAGTCAAGTTTCTCTGACCTTCAAGTTTTTCGACGATCGGAGGATTGCAACGCCCTTACCATTATCATAAGAGGGCATTATGTCTTACAACATTATCGAGACGTCCAACGACAACGGCAGGCCCGTATTCATGTACGAGTTTCGCCTGCTGGATAAATACTGGCGTTATACCTCCGCAGACGCTAAAGTAAGTGCGCTGGGGAGCATTTGGGAACCGATGGGAGTGTCCGACGACGGGATTAAACAAACGGGCGAGGCTAAGACGGATGCGCTAAATCTGACGCTGCCAAACTCGAATCCCGTAGTCGGCCTCTTCATCGGGACTCCCCCCGGCTCCCCCGTAACCCTCACTATCCGACGGATGCACCTTGACGATAACGACCCGGTGGTCTGTTATGTCGGCACCGTCGATAGTATCAATCAGGGTGAAAACCCAACCGTTGCAACCGTCACCTGCTCCACCCTGTCAGCCACAATGGACAGAAATGGCCTGCGCCTTTCGTGGAGCCGTGGCTGTCCGCACGCGCTGTATGACGGCCAATGCCGCGTCAACAAAGAAGCCTTCCGCGTGGATGCCACCATCCTCACCGTCGGCGCGGGTACCGTTACGGCCGCTGCGTACGCCACACGGCCAGACGGATACTTCGCGGGCGGCTTCATCGAGTGGATCGACCCGGTGTACGGCGTGGAACGGCGCGGCATCGAAACCCATACCGGGAATACCATCACCATCTTCGGTACCGTAGACGGCTTGGCCGGGGGCTACATCCTCAAGACTTACCCGGGATGCCCGCGTACCAGTACGGCCTGTGATACCATCTTCAACAATCTGGCGAACTTCGGCGGCATCCCGTCACTGCCAGACCGTTCCCCGTTCGACGGCAACCCAATCTTTTAAGGAGAATCGCTATGTGGTGGGCGTTAGCAATGCTGGTAGCCTCGGTGCTGATCAACGCGGCCCTCGCGCCGAAGCCTGCATCGGCAAAACCAGCAACAATTCAAGATTTCGACATCCCGCAGGTGAAGGAAGGCACGCCGCAGTCGGTGGTATTCGGCGAGGTGTGGACAGCCGACTGGCAGGTATTGGGCTTCGGCAACTTCCGAACCAAAGCAGTTAAAGCGAAACAGGCGAAAAAATAATGAGCAGACACGACGAGCCGCAGGATCAGCCGCGCATCTTTATGCGCCATGCCCGGAAACTCGGGTATTGCAAAAACGGGTCGGAGCGCTTGGCCGAGCGCTTCGGTATCACCTTCGAACAATTCCTACGGGAAGGCTACCCGGTAGCGGAAGCCATGAAGTCCGCAAACCCGCTGCTGCTCAAAGCCGCAGCCGTGGCACAACAAGAATGGGACGAGGCGCACGCACATGGGGAGTAAAGCCAAGAAGATTACGGTTGGGTACAAATATTACATGGGCCTGTTCATGGGCCTTTTCCGTGGCCCGGTGAATGAGATTGTCGAGATCCGCGTGGGCGACCGTACCGCGTGGACAGGCTCTATCACTGGCAACACCACCATCCAGATTAACCGGGAAGACCTGTTCGGCGGCACGAAGGCGGAAGGCGGCATTGATGGCCCGCTCGAACTGTACATGGGCGCGCCGACGCAGACCGTCAGCCAGAAGTTAAAGAACATGCTCGGCGGCCGTCAGCCGGAATTCCGTGGTGTCGTTACCGCGTATTTCGATGGCCTGATCTGCGCCATGAACCCCTACCCGAAGCAGTGGAAATTCAAGGCCCGCCGCTCTACGGCCGGGTGGACTGGCGGCGTCTGGTATGCGGATAAATGTCTGGTCAAGATGCAGGGGTACGACGGGCAGGGCAACCAGCACGAAGTCCACGCCATGAACCCGGCGCACATCCTGTATGAATGCCAGTCGAACTACGAGTGGGGCCGTGGTCTGTCGCGCGACCTTATCGACGATACGACGTTCCGCCTCGCGGCCGACACCCTGTTCAACGAGAACTTCGGTCTTTGCATCCGGTGGAACCGTCAGGACACGCTCGAATCGTTCATGCAGCTTATCCTCGACCATATCGGCGGCGCGATGTACGTCAGCAAAGTGACGGGCAAACTGTCCCTGCGGTTGATCCGGAAGGACTACGACTTCGATACGCTGCCGATCTTCGACACGGATTCCGGGCTGCTGTCCATTCAGGAAGCGACCAACGCGTCTCCGGCCAATCTGGTTAACGAAGTGGTCGTGACCTACCATAACCCGATCATGGACGAAGACCAGCAGGTGCGCAGCCACAACCTCGCGCAGATCCAGAATCAGGGCTGTCTGAACAGCAACACGATTGAATACCTCGGCATCCCTACCGGGAAACTGGCGATGCAGGTGGCACAGCGTGACTTGCGCGCCGCGTCTACCAACGTCCGTCGTTTCACCGTGATCTGTGACCGCCGGGCATGGAACGTGCAGCCGGGCGACGTGCTGAAAGTGCGTGACCCGAAACAGCGCGGCCTGACCGAAGTTGTCATCCGCGTCGGTACCGTCGAAGATGGCACGCTGCCGGACGGCAAAATCAAGATTGTCGCGCTGCAAGACCAGTTCGCCTTCCAGTTAAACACGTTCAACCAAGTGGAGCCGCCTGCCGGGTATGAGCCTGACCTGACGCCCGCGATTGCCCGCCGCATCGTGTACGAAATGCCGTACGTGGATCTGGTGCAGCAGTTACCAGACGGCGAACTGAATGCCGTTGGCCCGAACGATGCGTTCATCAACTCGCAGGCCGAGAAGCCGACTGACATGTCCGCCGCGTATGACATGGGTATCATGGCCGAAGGTGAATCCGGCTTCGACGTCCGTGGTAACGGTGACTTCGGTGCGTTCGGATCGCTGGCCGCCGACATTGACTACCTGTCAACGCAAATCGTCCTGTCTGAAATGACCGACATGTGGGAAGACGTTCAGCCGGGATTCGTGGCGCGCATCGCCAAGCCTGTTCTTGACGGCCAACGCACGCAGATGGAAATCGCCGAAGAGTTTGTCCGCATCGACGCCATCAATGGCAACGTGATTACCGTGGCGCGCGGCGTACTCGACACCATCCCATTCCGCCACCAGAAAAGCGAAATGCTTTGGGTGACGACGTACGACGGTGGTACCGACTGGCAGAAATACGCGGGCAACGAGTCCATCGACATCAAAATCCTGCCGTGGACATTGGGCGGCGGCCGCTTCCCGATTGAAGATGCGCCGATTGATCATCTGGACATGGACTTCCGCCAGATCCGCCCATACCCGCCGGGCAACGTGCAGCACTACCTCGCATCATCGTCCACGCTGCAACGCTGGTACGTCCCGTCTGCGCTGACTTACACGGCCAACGCCGGGGAAACGCCTGACACGTATACCCTGACTTGGGCGCACCGTGACCGCGTGCTGCAAGCGGATAAGCCAGTCCCGCATACTGACGGCGACATCGGGCCAGAACCGGGAACCACGTACACCATCCGCGTCTACAATCAGGAAGGCACGTTGGTTCGCACCGAGTCCGGCATCAATGGCACGACGTGGAATTGGCCGTACGCAACCGCAGCGGCTGACATGAAGGTCGAAGAAAGCCTGTTTGACCCGGTACTCGCGACGCTCCGCCTGACGTCTGTCCGCAGCGGCCGTGAATGTTGGGAATACTACGAAATGAAGGTCAGCGTTTACAAGAAGCCACCGCAGTTCGTGTACAACGCCAGCCTGATGCAGTTTGCCGCGCAGCCGTATAACCCGGAAGTCGATCCGGAACCGCCTACGCCATCCATGTCAGGGCCATACGTGTCCGCGTTGATGCAGCAGGCCGTTCAGCCGGATGGTAGCGGTGATTTCGGCGAAGCGGATAGCATGAGCGGCCCGAACGTGGCGCTGCTGCCGCATCAAGTTACGCAGACGTCGTCCATCATTACGCCGCTCGATACGCTGCTGTACGAAACCCCGTACATCCAGTTATCCCGCGACGGCCGTGACCTGAACACGTCGAAAGTCAGCGCATACGTGGCCCGTTCGTCCGACCGCACCGTCGATTCATACACCCTGTTCACCAAGCATGAAGCCGATGCGGATTACGCTTCCGCCGGGACTCAGCCGTGGACACCGTGGGGCATGACTACCGTCGGCCTCGGCTTCTTCACGGACGAAGTGACGATTGACCCGACGTCGGATAAAGACGGCGTTCCTATCGCGGGCGCGCAGGTGGGCGATCTTCTGCTTATCGATCAGGAATTGATGTCCATCACTGCCATCAACGGCCGCACGTACAAGATTGGGCGTGGCGTGGCTGACACCCTTCCGGCGCAGCACTACAGCCGCCGTCCGGTCTGGCTGATCTCCGTGGGCTTCGGTTACTCCGACATGGCATTCGGCGATAACGAAAAGGCGATGGTCATCGTCCGCCCGGATACCTACGGCACCGACATCCCGCTGAACAAGCTGTACCCGCTCCAGTTGCAGATGCAGTACCGTCCGAAGCGTCCATATCCGCCGGGCCTGATGATGATTGGCGGCCAACCGTTCTTCAACACCGCGAGCGGACTGGCAGACGATTTCAACCCATACAACAACCTGAAAGCGAAAGACGTGGCCTGCACGTACGCCCACCGCAACCGCGTAACTCAGGCAAACACGGCGCGCGACCATTTCGCCGTCGGCATCAACCCGGAACCGGGCGTGAAGTACCGCGTGCGTATCGGTTATGCGTACTGGTCGCAGTCCGGTAGTGGCTTCTCGCTGCTGTCTCAGTTCGACACGGAAGACGCGGGCTTCATCATGCGCGCGGCCGACCTTGAACGTTGGGGCCGTCAGGCGGGCTATGCGCAAGACGCTGGTGGTTACTCTACGTTAAACGTGACCGTCAACGCGATTCGTGATGGAATGCTGAACTGGCAGGGATACACGATGACCGTGCGCGTGCCGTCCTTCCCACTTCCTCCGGGTCAGAAACCGGGCGGTGGAGACGGGCCGTGGAACCCGCCGGGCGGAGGAAATACAGGCGGTACCACGCCACCTACGGAGCCGCCGGATCGTCCAGACCCGAGCGAACCGGGTACGACCGACCCATCCGAGCCGACCAAGCCGGACGAACCGGAAGATCCGCAACCGCCTGTAGACCCGGAAGACCCGGATACTGATCCGCCGACTCCGCCAGACCCGCCGATCGACCCGACCAACGTACCGGGCTGGTCATTGAGTTGGGATCACGGTTGGGCGATGACGCTGCCAGATTTCCGATACGTTCCACCAGCAGAAGAGGAACCTGAATAATGCCGAAAAAGACAGCCCCGAATCAGGGGCTACCCTACGGGTGGATTCGCGGGGAAGACTATTGGGGCGGCCCGATGTCCGACTCGCAGATCTTCCTCGACACCACGCTATTCCTGACACTGGAATCGCTGACCTTCTCCGCTCCGCCGCCTAACGCGGTGGACGGGGCCACCTACGTCGTCGCGGCCAACCCGACGGGGGCGTGGGCTGGACATGAAGGCGACGTGGCCGTGTACGTGGAAAAGGTCTGGAATTTTTACACGCCGCGCTACGGATGGCGCGCTCGCGTGCGTTCGTACGAGAAATTCCTGTGGTTCAATGGCACGACGTGGATTGACGAGGCGACCGGGGAAGACCCGGTCAACCCTGACCCCGACCCAAGCGTTAAGCCGAAATGGTACGACATCGGGGTGACGGTGTCGGACAGCATGTACGCGAATGAACCCGTCGTGCATCTGCCGATCCTTGACCCGATGTACCTGCCTGCCAATATGGTCGGCTCACAGTTTGACATGGCCGACGGCGCAAGCCCGGCCTATTACCAATTCCGCGTGCAGCGCAACGGCCAGAACGTCGCAACGATGACCGTGGAAATCGGAAACTTCAACGCGTCGTTTACCACTACCGGGGGCAACCCGATTTCCTTCGCGGCCGGGGATCGCATGACGGTTCGCGCGCAGCAGGAAGCCGTCGCCGGGATGAAAAACTTTGGCTTCGTAATTCGCATGGGACTGGTCTAAGGGGATCACATGGCAAGTTATTTTGATGGATATGAGCAGTTCCGGTCTACGGACAAGTCTAACCCGGGAACCTTTATGCGGCTCGCCGGGTACACGGTTCGCGGTGCAATCTCCGCAGGTCTTGGCCGCCTCCAGACGAGCATCGGCCTGTACACGCTGAACAGCGCCTACGAGCGCGATTGGACGTGGGGCGGTGATACCCTTACCATCGGCTTCGCGTGCAAGCAGCAGGCGCGTGGCGCGCTATTTGGGCTAAAGATCGGTGACGCCACTGGCCGCGATGTTCCGCATGTCGTTGTCTACACTGACCCGGTGTCGGCGCTCGTCACCATCCAGACCGGGCCAGACCAGTCGGAAGTCGGGTATGTCACGCCGATCCCGACGCGCTGGTATTACTATGAAGTCGTGATGAACCGCGCCACGAAGGTTATCGAGGTGTTCGTCAACGGGAAATCCGACGTGGCCTATACGCTGCCGGACGTCATTGCGGCGTCGGCCGTCGTACGCATGGTCTTCAATCCGTTCGACATGCTGCCTTCGTTCCCGGCCGACGCGGAGTACGCGGAAGACACGAAGGTATTCGACGACATGTACGCGCAGGACGGCGGCCGTTTAGGGGCCATCCAGATCAGCGGCCGTCTGCCGGACGGCGACCGCGATACCGAATGGGGAGTGGCCGGGCCTAACCCGACTGCCGCACATAACCAGATGGTCGGCCGACTGCCGCCGGACATGGCAAACAAGTTTATCTACACTGGCACGAATGACCGTCACGACTCGTTTATCTCGACGAACAAACTGCCAGATAACGGGGCCATTCTGGCGCAGGGTCTGATCGCCTTAGTCCGGAAGGCCACGGCCGACCCGGTGTCGATTATCGCGAACATTGACAGCCACACTGTTACCCTGTCGAATATCGGCCGTAATTGGGAATATCGTTACGCGCAATTCACCACAAGCGGTTATGATCAGGCCGCCATTGAAGCCGCCGAATTCGGTGTGCGTTCAGTTCTATAAAGGGGTTACTATGCTGAAATTTATGGACGGTTTTGACCAGCTACGCGGCTGGTCTGACGTTACGGATGGGCTGACCAAATGCGGGTACACCGTGTCTGGCACGCCCACGTTAGAAGAAGGACGCGTGGCTACGCAGATGGCGGTATCACTGCCGGACACGGCCAGCCTGAAACGCGTGTTCACCTCCGGGGCCACGAAAGTCGTGTTTGGCTTTGCCTTCCGGGCCATCGGTCTGCGCCACACCCTGATCACCATCAAAGATGTCGTGACGATTACGTGGAGCGAGACGGACGGGAAGATCACGGCCGCTGGCGGTACCGGAACGGCGGTACTGCTGCTGGACTTGTGGTACTACATCGAAGTGGTTCTGGACAAGACCACCAGCACGATCGAGGTGTACGTGAACAACGGGCTGGACATCACCGCGCCATCGCCGTCGAGCGCTAACCCGGTCACTAACTATGAAGTCACATGGGCGGGCGTTGCCACGGCGCAGTACCTTCTCGACGACATCCAGTTCATCGACAATCAGCCGGGCAAGTATACCGGGCGCATCGGGCCTATCCAGATCACCAGCCGCTTGCCGATGGTGGACGTGGACAAAGAGTGGTCGCCGTCATCCGGTAATGACCACTACCCGCTCGTCTATAATCAGCCGCCAGTCGAAGGGTCGTACATCCAGTCGAACACGTCCGGCGCGACCGACACGTTTTTATCAAACACCGTCATTCCGGATACGCAAAACATTCTGGCCGTCGGCATGACCGTGCTGAATAAAAAGTCAGACGTGGACAACCGTCAGTTAGGCATGGTCATCGGCCAAAAAGGCGACACGCAAAAAGAAGTTATCGACGCGGCGCTATCCACGACTGAAAAGTATAGTTATGCTGTGTTCGAGACGAACGCGGCCGGATTAGACTGGAATGACGAACGACTCAGCGAAGCGCCGTTCGGCGTCATCGTAAGACCATAAGGAGCATACCGAAATGTTTAAATTCTGTGACGGGTACGACCACTACGCCGAAATTGGTGTGAAGGGTACCACCCTGCAAGGTTATCTGGAAGCCGCCGGGTACGTGGTGCGTAACGCCAGCGATACCACGTTTTCCGTTGTCGAGGGCCGCCGGACTGGTGCGCGCGCGCTGAAATTCACCGTGGCCGCCAGTTCATCGGTCAACGCCTCACTGTCATGGGGCTTTACCACGACGGCGACGCTGGTGGTCTTCGGCTTCGCCATGAAAGCCGGGCTGTCCCGTATGCGTATCGCGCGTATCGAGAACATCGTGGACATCGAGTGGGACACCACTACCGGGAAAATCCGCGTAGGGGAAGAGTTGGGGGTCAACCCGCTGATCCTGAACGCATGGTACTACTTCGAAATCGAGATCGATAAGACGGCCAACACTGTCAAGATCTACGCGAACAACGAATTACAGTTAACCGTCACGCCATCGAGTGCGCCGACCACCACGTATACAATCGTTTGGGGCCAGACGGGTACCGCGCCAAATGCGGGCGAACAGACGCTGGATGACTTCTACGTGATCGATGGCTCCGGTAGCCGCAATAATGCACGCCTGACGCCAGTGGAAGTGACCAGCCGTATGCCAACGGCCGACGTGTCAACGCAGTGGGAAGTCGTGAACGCCTCGTCCTCCACGCCGCACTATCAGATCGTGTCGCAGCTTTCCCCGGGTGGCGAGTCGAAGCCATACCTGCAATCCAACACCGCAGGCGCTACCGATATGTACCGTTCGAACGTGACGCTGCCGAACAATAACCAGATCTTCGCCGTGTCGGTGATTGCGTACGCCCGTAAAGGCGACCTTGATGACCGTAAACTCGGTCTGGTGGTCAACACGGAAGGCGGTACGCCGACTGAAATTCAGGTGCCGCTCACCGAGTCGTACAAGTATTATCAGGCATCGTTCGAGCAAGCGCCGGGCGGAAGTGACTGGAACCAGAACAACGTCGAATCTTTGCAATTCGGCATCATCACTCGATAAGGGAGGGATACACTATGCCTGTAGTTTGGCACTGCGGTTTTAACGGCATCATCAATAACACGATGAACATCGGTCAAGCCAATCTGTTTATCAACACTGGTGATACGAGTACGGTCAGCCATGCGTTGTCCAATGATAACTTGATTAACAATATTTTCGGCAGGGGCGGCATCGGCAACCAAAACGGCGGCTTACTCCCATTGATCACCTATTACGGCCGTAAATGGTCTTCGAGCGCTGGATATGGGTCATCCTATGTCTTCGGGCGCGTTAAACCGTCATTCTTTGATAATTCCGTGCCGTGTCTTAGCTCTGAACTATCGCAACCCGCAAACCAATCGGACTGGTTCGGTGGGTGGCAGTTCCGTATTGATTTGTGCTGGCCGTCGGCGGAACGCCTGACGACGTCGTGGCGTATGGGCTTTCGTATTGGTCGCGCAACACACCCGACATATCAGAATCCTTATCAGGTCTTTATCTGTCCGGCCGCGATTAATGAAGCGAACGGGCAAAACCTGTATTCCATTTCTGTTCAGGCAGGTCAGAACGAGAAATACATGGAAGTAGAATGGCTGGCGGATACCAAAACCCTCAACATCTATCAGGATGACGAGTTAGTTTCTTCCCGTACAAACTACACGGCTAACGACATGTCGTATGGCCTTATTTTGATGTGCGAGCATTACGTTAGTAGTCAGACTAGCTCTACTCCGTTCTTCGGTTTTGAACTGCGGGACATGTACATCCAGAAAATCGTCTCCGATGCAGACCAGCGCCTCGGGTCTTCGACGAAAGTATACGCGTTTAACCCTGTCACCGATGACGTTGTCCAGTTCTCGCGTCCAGACGGATATTCTTCAAACGCCGCTGTCGCAGTGACACCCATCGCTAACGGAGGCGTTAACCCCATTCCGTCAGTTACGGCGGCCATCTTGGGGGCGGACGTGGTCGGACAGCAAGACCTGTATAATATCGACATTTCCAAAGTCAGTTCCCGCCTTGCCTCGGTTGAAGCAGTTAACGTCAGGACGATGGCTCGAAATCCGTTGCTGGGGAATAGACGAGTCGCCGCGATCGCGAAGTCCGGGGCCACTCAAACCGAAAGCGAGAATACCTCGACGCTTGAACAAGGTGGCCTGTGGCGTTTCAATACGTTGCAAATGGTGTCCGACCCTGCGGACGGCTCACGCTGGAACCTTACAAAACTGGCCGGGCTTAAAGTCGGTACCAAATTCGTCGCGTAAGGGGGCCATGTGGCTGATGAAGACGTGGGTATCAGCGCGGCCAAATTGGTCGGCGAAGCCTTACAATGGAATGGCGAGAAGCCCAAACTCACATACCTGTCCCGGTGCGTAGGCGAAGCGTTAGCCATTTCGGAGTTAAACATCGACGCGGCGAAAAACTTTGGGGAGGTTTTACAGTGGGACGGTAAATTACCGACCACCTTCCGCGCGGCCAAGTTGGTCGGCGAAGTGCTGGCCGTCGAAGTCATCGAGATCCGCGCGTCAACGATGGTCTGTGAAGCGCTGGTCAAAGAGCCGCAGTTTATGGCGGCCGAAATGATCTGCGAGGCACTCGGTCAGGCGGCCACGGAACGGCCACCGCTTTACGCAGATGCGGTGTATGAGTACGTCACGCAGCACGACGTTGTACCGCCTTTGTCGGAAGTCATTTCGCCGGAAAGCCTGTACACGTTGTGGAATTACGCCATCGTCCAGCAGCACATCGACGACCCGATTTCCTACAACATCGTGAAGCAAGCGGTGACGCTGTCCGTTCTGGCGTCGCCTATCGTGACCATTTCGTACGACAAGGTGAAGACCGCGTGGTCGTATGCCGTGGTGTCCGCGACGCTCGGTGACTTCCCGCTGCCGGATGAAATGTGGTCGAAGGTCAGCACGAAACAGGTGTGGAATCTGGTATTGCAGTCGATCGACATCCCGTACGTCCCGACGTCTGGCGTGTTCGTTCGCCATGAATCGGCGCTGGTGGTTCAGGCCCATCCGCTGCCGATGTACACGACGCCTGCGTCCGTGAAGTCGAACGTGGTTCTGGCCGCGCAGAAGCGTCCGGTTGAACGACTCCCGCGCTCAATGACTCGCGTGGCGCAGGAATTATCGCAGGCCGTTACCGCGCTGCCGATCCCGATGCCACGGTCTGACGTGTTCGCCGCGCAGACGCTGTCACAGGCTGTCATCCCGGCAGACTTCGTTGACCCGACTGTCGGTGTCGAGCACTCGGCCGCAGTGACGTCGTACGCTGTTTGCGAGTATCAGGTGTCGCTTCCTATCAGTTACACGCGCGCGAAGTCCCTGACGCCGCTGGTGCTGCAATTTAGCGATAACCAACGCACTATCCCGCTGTCCACGATGCGCACCAAACACGTTTCGTCGCAGTTCTTGGTCAAGTCCGACTTGTTCCCGGTGCTGTCGCTGACGCGCGTTAAACAGGTACGTGGCTATGCGGTGCGGGCGGAAGAGTACACGCCGCCGATTAACCTGCTGGTGTGGTCGCGCGCTGACGCTGTTCGCATGTCGGCGGTGCAGCAGGCGACGGACTACCCTGACCCGGGCATCCCTACAACGACGTCTATCGTCGGCGCGGCCACGGCGTACCACGTCATGAAAGCGCTGGACTACGAAGACCCGAACGACATGTGGGAAGCGAGCAAAGTTCAGATCGTGCCGCAGTTCTTAGAGAAGGTGCTGAAAGCCCAACCGCTGCGGCTCCCGATCTCGTACGCACCGCTGGCGCAATTTGTTGAACTGGTGACGCGGTACCAGTACATGCCGCCGCCGGGTGAAGTGGCCGAGTCTGGCATCCATGTTCGTCAGGTGATGCAGCCAGTGGCGTTCCGCGCGACGTACCCTGATCCAACTGTCCCGGTATCCTACCTGATGGTCAATCAGGTGCTGGAGCACATCGCGATCCCGGCCGACTATCCGGATGTCCACCTGCCGACGTCGGACGCGATTGTAAATCAGGTGTTAGAACACGTTGCGCAGATTGACGATTTCCCTGATCCCGGTACCATGTTCCGGCCGCTTATTGTCAGCCAGATCATTCAGCAGGCGGCACAGGATGCGTCTTACCCGGATTGGAGCACACTGCATAAACCGCTTGCGGTTCAGCAGGTAATTCAGCATGTATCAATGACGGCGGAATACCCTGACAAGGACGTCCCGCAATCATTTGCAAAAGTGTCTCAAGTTTTGCAGCACTATGCCGATAAAGCTAATTACCCAGACAAAGATGCTCCCCAATCCACGCTACGAGTCCGTCAGGTACTTGAGCAGGTAATGATGCGCGACAAGTCGATGTACGAAATGCCGCAGCCACCACGGAAACATCGGGTGCAAATCACTTGCCGCTTTGTGTACTGACAATTGACGGGTTAATATTCTTAGCGGGCTTGTCCCGCTAATTTTTTGTGAGGAAAACACCCAATGAGCGATATGGAACGGGAACGGCCGGACGATAATTCCGGGGGCATCAAGTTAGATTTGTCGGTCAATCTCCCCACGATTCTGACGATGGCGTCCATGCTGGTAGCGGCGGTGCTGTATGTCAATAACCGTTTTGCTGACCTGTCCAACCAGAATACCCAAGCCGAGACGCGTTTGACCAACGTGGAGAAACGGCAGGACGCAACTGATGCTGCGTTCACGGTGCTACGTGCTGAAACCGTCTCGCAAAACTCCGCCCTACGTTCAGACCTGCGCGCCGACATGCGCGACCTGAAACAAAGCGTGGACACACTATCTTCCCAAATGATGAGGAAATAACCGATGGCTAAACAGAAGCCGCGTGGGATTCGCAATAACAACCCCGGCAATATCGAGTGGGGGTCGCCGTGGCAAGGGCTGATCCCGCGTAACCAAGCGACGGATAATCGCTTCGCCCAATTCAAAGACCCGGCATCCGGCATCCGCGCCATTGCCGTCACCCTGACCACCTACTACGACAAGCGCAAGGCCAACGACGGCAGCAAAATCGACTCGGTTCGCGAAGTGATCGAGCGGTGGGCACCCGCCGTTGAGAACAACGTATCGGCCTACGCTAAACAGGTGGCCGCCGTTCTGGCCGTTGACCCGAATAGCGAAACGCTGAACCTCCACGACCACGACACCATGCGCGGTCTGGTGGAAGGCATCATCCGCCACGAAAACGGCAACCCGGCGTCGTTTGGCCTGACCCCGTACAGCAACGCGAATACGTGGTACTCGGACGAAGTGATCGAGGAAGGTCTGCGCCGGGCGGGCATCGTCAAGGCGGCCAAGCCTGTGAACCGCACCACTGTCGCTGCGACAAGCGTGGCCGGACTCGGCGCGGCTCAACTGGTGGACATGGTGCAGCCCGTTAAGGCTGCGATGGACAGCGCCCACGGCGATATTTCTTCCGGTGATTGGGTACGCATCGCATTCGGCGCGGCCACAATTGCGGTCGGCCTGTACATGGGATGGGTCGCGTACCGGAAACATCGGGCCGGGGCCGCTGCATGACGGGGCTACTCGCCCGGATTAAGACGGGCGTCCTTGCGGCGCTCGTTTTCGTTGTGGCCCTCTTCGGCGTCTGGCGGGCAGGACGCACGAAGGGCAAACAGGATCAGATTAATAACCAGAACAATGACACGCTGCGGGAACAGGCAAACGCGGATAAAAATGTGGCCGAGGTGCATAATGAAATCAATAAACTCCCTGATGGTGGCGCTAACGATCTGCTTCGCCGTAAGTGGATGCGTCGAAAGGATTAACCCTGCGCCGTCTTTCTGTTCTGTCGCGCGCGCCATCTACATCGGCGAGGAAGACGTGCTGACAGATGAAACCGCACGGCAGATCGCCACCCACGATGAAATCGGCGAACGGCTATGCGGCTGGAAATAGTTAAACGGATGGATGTGTAATAATCATCGTACGTTCACCCTCGACTGTCTGGTGGCACTGCAAACATGAAACCAGATGGTCGAGGTCATTGAAGACCGGGATATTCAACCGCTTCGCCTCTTCGATCTCCGCGCGGGTACCGTAACTGCGCATCGCGTCCTCGCCGATCAGCAATACCGCGTCACAACGGCGCATCAATTCCATCGTGCATTCCAGCCAGAATTCGTCAGGGATCTCGTTCTCGGTTTTGTGCTCGAAGTTGGCCGTGTTCAGGTGCGGCGTGACCGGGAACATCTTGTGGGCGTAGAGTCGGTCAATAAGCGACACCGCCGTCTCTTCGGCTTTCAGGATGTTGACCGACGTCGGAACGGTGCAGCCCGAACCGATGATATACGGGCGATACGGCCCGGCCAGATAGATCATGACGGGCTTGGCCGCCGGGTTACACATATTCACGTTCATACTTCATCGTCCTCGAATTCTTCGTCAAAAAGGTCGGACTGGAAAGGCTCACAGGATGATGTGCAGCCGTCGCCGTCGTCCGGGTTAGTGCGGGTCAGATACAGCAGGCGCTGGCGGTCTTCCAGTCCGGCGTCGGCCATAAGCTGATCCGTGTCTCGTTTGCCACGGAACCATGTGTGGCCGTCTTCCGCTTTAACATGGCCGTACTGGATTTCCATGTCGCGGTTCCACGTAAACCATTCAGGGTGTTCATGGGCGATTAGGTACAGCTTTGCATTGCTCTTTTTAAAGCAGGTCAGGCAGTTCCCGTAATGCGGCGGGATGTTGAGTTTGAACGGCATGGCATCCCAATAATCGTTCACGTCCTGCTTATCGAAACTCCCCCAATGGCAAAGCGGATAGACCAGATTGAATTTCTTGGCCGACGCTTTGTTCGGGTTAGCCCGGTCTGGTTCGTCTGACCGCATCCCGATGGCCGTCTTTGCGCTCCACCCCCGGCGCGCCAGACCATTGCTTCGCATCCAATGGCGAATCGTCTGCGTTTTCAGGTAGTCGCTGCACTTCTGGCGGGAAATATTCGGGATGCCCTCGACGCTTATCAGGCTTTCAAATGGTTCGCCGTTCCTCGCGGCCGTCTCGAAACTGACGACCCGGTGGCGCATCCCCACGCCGTGTTCCGGACTGGCGTACCCTTCCAGCCAAACCAGATTCAGGCCGAAATGTTTGTCCACCTTGTCGGCGAATATCAGCGTTTCTTCGTGCTCCCGGCCAGTATTGGCGAACACGAAATGCAGGTCATATTTGTGGCCGTAGTTCTCGATCAGGTATGCACAAAGAAAGCCGGACGACTGGCCGCCGGAAAAGCTGACGACAAGCGGCTCTTTGTTAGTTGGCATCGGGTGAATCCTCGCATAGTGGTATGAAGTCGGTCGGGCCGTCGCCGGAACCCGGGAAACGCCGGAAGACCATTTCGTCTTCGATGGTCAGTTTATCCTTGCTGTTCCCGCGACGGTAGAAGTCCGCCATGCCGCTCCCATACGAACGGTCAATCCCGGCACCATACGGATCTTGCGGGCAGAATTCCAGCGCCAGCACTTCTCGCCAGTCTGGCCGATCGATACGGCTAACGATGCGATGGTTGTTCGACACCCGGCAGTATCCCGAGGCAATCAGCGTTTCCGCCAAACGGGCCTGTTCCTTGCCGCGCATCGTTTTCGCGCGCTTGACGTCCTCTTTCCTTGCCCGGGCGAAATACTCCCGCGAGAAGCGGCTGCCGACGTTCTCCGCGAAGATGCGCAGGTCTTTGATGACCATTCCCCATTTCCGGCGGCTACCCTCTTCCACGTAGCGGATGGCTCCGGCGTAACGCAGCAGCATGGCATCGGTCAGTCGGGCATTCTTCGGGTCTTTGGCTTTCCACCAGCCGTACACTTCCACCATGCGGGCCATCGCCCGGTCGCTGTACCATAGTTCGGCGTGGCTGGTGGGCGAATATTCCGGATAGCATTTCGCGCCGCCGTCAAACGCGCGGTAGCAATACCAGATGCCGCCGCTGTACTGGAAGTGCGGGATCTTGTGACGCTCTTTCATCGTGGTCATGTCAGTCCTCGGCCAGTTCGGGGTTAATGGTGAACCGCAGCCCGTATTTGAAGTCGTTTACGGACAGCAGGTGGATGATGTCGTCCGAGTTTTCTATCTTGATGCCCTTCGCGGCCAGCGCTTCCCTCGGTGGAAGCCACGGATCGATCGTCAACTGGCGGTATACCGGGGCCATGTGGATCGGCGAGCCTTCGCGCACGATGAACGGCAGCGGGTACGGACGGCCAGACCGGGCGTGGATACGACGTGGCCCGGGCGAACGGGTGATGCCGTAGAAGGACGCCATTGCGTCTGTCACGCCTTTGCCGTACATCGAACGTACGACATCTTCGTCGCCGCGCAGGAGCCGCTTAACGATGTGCCGGACGAACGGGTACAGATCCCACTTCGCGCGTTGGCGGATAACCGAAGCCTGTCGGCGGGCCTCCTGCTGGAATAATGATCCGCGTTTCATTTTTTATACTTATCCTCTTTATCGAAATTTCGCATCGGCACACCATCCCAAATTTTTACGATGTTCGGGTGTGATTCGCGCCATGACGCCCGCAGGTGTTCCGCCCACTCCTTCAAGTCTTCGCTGTACGCGGCCAGCAGGCGGTCTTCTATGGACTGGCGTTCCTCGGCGGTGATCGGCCCTACCTGATGGATAATGTCAAACCAGATCTCGTCGTGGACACCGTTGACGGCCACCAGATAGCCAGCGGCTTCCAGTTCACTGATGACGGCGCGGGTGCGGTCGGCCTTCATACGCATGTAATTCATGCGGCGGCCCTCCCCCATGTGATTTGCAGTGAGCACGGTGGCTCGTCCGGGTCGGAATAGATGTTGAACCCGGCTTCTTTGATCCAGCCTACCAACATGGCGCGAGACTTGTCGGACAGCGGGTGGCCGTCGCGAGCGAGTGATACTGTGGTAGTGGTCAGCCCGGCCATCGCGGCCCGGCGGATAAGGCGTTCGACTTCGCTGCGGACTTCCACGGCTTCGGCGGTGTGATGGTCGGTAGCGGCTTGGTACATTTCGTCGGCAGTAATGTTCAGCATGTTGCCCCCTATAATAAAAATCCCCGTTGTTGCCTTCGGGGATAATATAGGTTATATACGCGACGTGTGTCAAACGCTTTCTACGATTTTCTTTTCCGGGCGTAGTCCAGCCGATCGCCGTGACCCTTCTCGGTCATAAAGTCGCGGGTCTGTTTGTGCAGATCGGCGATCGTCTCCTTCGTTTTACGCCAGCGCGCCACTACACCTTCGCGTAACTCCCGGTCGCGGAACAGGACGGCCAAGTCATTCGCGGTGATGTCATGCCCTTCGCACGCGGCCAAAACTCCGGCCTTAAATTCGTAGAACATGCTCTGGATCTCCCTGAATTCGGCCTCGGTAACGATCTCGATGTTGACCATCTTGCCGTCGCCGATGTCCTCCGGGTTAAACAGGCATCCGGCTTCACCGATCGCGCGGCCGTCGTCTTTCCGGTACCGCGTATTGCCGACGATCACCTGCGTGGCCGTGGTGCGCTCGACGCGGCGTTTCACGGCGAACGACACTTCCGGGCTGTACCCGATGCGAATCGAGTTACGTTCCAGTGTCATGTCGCCCGCTTCAAGGTGTCCAAATCTCAATTCTTTTACCATCTGAAATCCTTAGCGACCTTTCTGATCTGCTCTTGTATATCTGCAATTTTTGTCTGCCGTTCTCGCCAACGGCCGTCATCGATCATCGTTTGGATGCGGCTTTCTACCAACTGATTCAAGTATGCAGGGGGTAGCGCATCTAACTCCCAACTGGATGTACCGTACTTCTTGCGATAACTGGCAAAACGTGCATCGGTTGATTTAGCCGGGTTTTCCGGCGGCCGTAGTTCTTCTATCTGCGCCATGTTGAGGGCGATACGATCTACATGCAACCCGCTTGGTTGTTCGGAAAACAATTCGATACGGTCACGCAGGTCGCGCGTCATGTCGATTCCGCTCGGGTCATGGTCGCCGAGGTGCAATATCTTGCAATATACTCCGGTGCGAAGTGCGGGGATTAAATGCCGTTGGGCGAATTCTCGCAAAACGGTTCCGCTTGGGTACCCGCGCGCCGCTAATAGTGGCACATCATATCGGTGGCACAGGCTTTCCAGCACACCCACCAATGCTTCCTTTTCGATGATGACGAATACTCGGCTACTCTGGCCGTCCCATAGGTCTTCGTGGTATTGGTCAGCACAGGCGGCTAAGATCTCCGACGGCGAATTCCAATGGCCGCGCGTTTTAAATTCTCGCGTGCGGTCTTCCAGTGCGTCCCAATCCAACGCCCCGGCCAGTTTGCCGTCATTTATTAGCCCGGCCACGCGTTTATAGCTGTTTAACGAGTTTTCCACGATGTCGCGTGCGACCAACTGGTAGTACACCTGACGTGTAGTAAGCATGTATCCATCGGCCTGATACTCTTCCACGATTTCGTCAATGACTGCCAGCAGGGCGCAGCTTTCAGCGGAAAAACGTTTCTCAACGTATTCCTGTTTCATGGCGCATCCACCTCGACTTCGAACGTGCGCGGAACGGTCATCGTCAGCACGTCATTCTCGGTAAACGGTGACAGCGGTTCATCGCCCGGCTGGAAGCGGAGCGTGACGCTACCGACGTTGTGATAGGTGATGTAGCGAAGGCGGAATTGCTCGCCGAAGATGGTCGCGAGGACGCCCGGTTTAACGTCGCCTGCTGCAATTTTCATGGTCATAGTCTCCAGTCTAACGGCTCCCACATGCCGTTTCGTTTGATATAGCAGCCGCTTAATGGGCTGTACTTGGTCGGTAATTCGGTCTGGACGCTGACGTCATTACACCCGATCGCCGCGCCCACACGGCCAATGATGAACAGCACACCGAGAATGATGATTCCGAACAGCGTTAGCGCAGCGATCTTTTTCATGGTGTATTTAGTCCTTTGGTTGTTGATGGTTTAGCCAGATGACAATCCCGGCAGTATAATTGATTACTCCGAGCAACTCCCTTACCCGTTGTTCGTGGGTCGGAAGGTTGACGCCTTCGCAGACCTTCTTGCACACCTGATAGACCATGCCAAGCGGGCTATCGATCATGCTGGAAATCGCCTGCATCGGTTGTTGGCTGAACGGCAGGTCATTCGCGTGGCGTTCCCGACCTTTACCATACGCGGCTTGTGTCAACGCATCATGCAACACTTTGACTAATTCGGAATAATCGTTGCTGTCCTTGTGGTTTCGGAATTCGTATTGCCACGTCCGGGCGGATGCCGGGGCGACGCCTTCCGGATCGATTAGTGCTTCGGCCATCGGCCATCCCTGCGCGAACGCGAACATGATGTAATTCATCGCGTCGATGTACTCGCCGTCGGCGATCTTGCGGCGGATGGCGTCAACACATTGCTTCGGCCAGTCGGGCTGCATCCATCCCAATTCCAGCCCCGGGTTACGGCGCTCAAACTCCACCAGACGGTCGAGCATGTATCCGAAGGTCTTCTCGGCCAGATCGATAGTCGGGTCGCACAGCTTTGGACGGCGGAGGATAATGACCGTCTCTGCGTCTTTCGCTTTCGGCACGGCAACCTGATTATCCGTCATCGAATTGATCAGGCCGAGTACATAGTCGGTCGCGTCGTCGTCCGTTTCAAAGTCGTCCATGTCGAGGTTTAACGCGTTCATCACCGCGTTGCGGAAACGCTGGGCGGACGGCTTGCCCGCGTGCTTATCTTTCTTTACGTCTACCATAATAAAAAACTCCCGTTGGATTAACCTTCGGGAGTAATATTAATTACACATGTCGCGTGTGTCAAACGCTTTCTTTAAATCTCGTCCCACATCTTGATCCAGCGGTTCCGGATCTTGGCCGATACGTTAGCCAGTGGTGCGCCGATTTCCAGAAGCGTTTCACGATCGATGTACTCGTTGGGGTGGATGCGGTCACTCTCAGGGTCGAAGATGTGAATGGCCGCGCCGAACCCGGCCGACGTGATTTCGCTGCTACCTTCTTTGGGCCTGAACCAGACTGGCGGCTCAAACCCGATGCGCCCTTTGATGAAGATGGTGCGCGTGGCGATGTTGTCCGGCCACCAGCTTTCCGATGTCGCAGACTTGGTCAGCCAGATGGTTCCCGCGCCTTTGGCCCGTTCCTCGTCGGCCTTGCGCATGATGTGCGTCATCCCGGTCAGGTGGTCTTTCCCGGCGCGCTTCTGGCTGTACGGAGGGTTAGCATACGCCCAAACGCGGGTCTTCGCGTCAAACTCGTCGCTGGCATGGATCTCGGCCAGACGTTTTGACCAGTCCTGCTTTAACGCGTTGTCCTCAGCGGTGAAGAAGCGCTGGCATTTGGCGTTCTGGCCGTCGGTGAACAGGTCGAGCACGATTGGCCCGTACAGCTTGTTAATCGCTTGGAACAGCCATTCCGGCGTACGCCATTGGTCGCCGATCATCTTCGGTTCGTGTTCGTCCATGCCTTTCATGGCATTGAGTGCATCAACATACTGGCTCATTAAAACGTTTCTCCGTTAAGCAGGTCTTCGGCCTCGCGGTAGAAGGCTTCGTATTTGTCCTCCGACATCATTGTCAGCGAATGGACGCCTGCATATTTGCGGGTCAGATTGCTGAACGTGGATGCGCTCATTAAAGAGTGGACGCGGTTAATCATGTCTTTGACCATCTGCTGCGTGACCGTCTTCGGCGGAGGTGACAGCAGCAGGTTATCGCACATCGCATGGATGAACGACGTTACTTGTGAAGGAAGCCCGGCCACCAGATCCGCATCAATGCGATAGTGCGGGATTTCGAGGTATTCTTCCGCCTGTATCGGGTATGTACGGAAGGCGGACAGGACAACCATTCGAGCGGCCGTAAGGTCGATGGCCGCCAGTTCTTCCCATGCCGCGCGAACCGATGCGGACTGCCGGGTGTATCGTACGCTGTTCTGTAGCGACTTAACCGTGGCGCGCAGCTTTGTGATCTCCCGGTCGTGCTCGGTGTTATCGTCAGCGTGTCGGCGGTGGGCTTCGGCCAACTGGATTTGCAGGCTGGTGACAGCGCTTTCAGCCGTATCGAGGCTGCGGGTCTTGGTGTCCAGCGCTTCGCGTAGCGCGGCCAGTTCGCCCGGCGTGATGTCGGCGAGGCGCAGCGGTTCGAAGTCTTTCAGCGTCAGTGGGCCTTTGCTGATCATCTGCCCGGTCAGGCGCTGAATGTCCTGCATGGCGAGACTTCCGGCCAGACCGATGCTGGTGGTGCCAGCAATCTTCGCGTATTTAGCGCTGGCACGTACCGTTTCGAGAATGGTGCTCAGGATCTGCTGGCACTGCTCGCGCTCCCACTCGGTCACTTCTTCGGCCGTTGGCGTAACAGCGGATGGGCGTTTGACGCGCGTCCAGCGAATGCGGATTTCCCGGGGCATTGCGTCGCCGTCCACCTCGACTTCATCGACTGACTGGATGTTCGCTTCCGGCGTTCCGCAGTTATCGCGAAGGTATTTATGCGCCACGCACAGGATATGATTTGGGGATATGCCGCCTTCCTGCTCGATAGCCATGACGAGGATGTCTTTCAGGCTTTTATCGTCGGTGATGTATGTGACTTTTTGTTCGCTCATTTGGATGCCTTTAAAATGTTAGAGAATTCAACGATGTTGACAAGGTTGTGCTGACGTCCGCTGTTCGATCTGGCCCGGCTGGCCGTCTCCATTACCCGGGGATTCATTTCAACGCGCGGCGTGCGCCCGGTGCCGTATTGATCCATGCTGCTCATGCGGTCAACGCAGATGCTGTACATCTGGCTCGCCGTCATCCAGTTACCCATCGTATTGATGAAAAATTCCATCGCCTGCAATGCGTCGAGCGCGTAGACCATTGTGGCCGCGTTGTCCGTGTACAGCACGTACGCGCCGACGGACTGCACGACCTTATCGACGCCGCTCATGTACTCGGCGATCCACTCAGGCGGCACTGGAGGCACCGCACGACGTTCACCGCTCGCCGGGGTACCGTACGGATACGCGAATGCCGGGCTGGCCGTAACGCATCGTCCGGTCGGTGTCGTTTCTTCCTTCGGCAAGTTCTGGAGACAGGCCGGGCCGCCTTGCCAACGCTTCCATACGGTTTTCTTTGGCTCGTCGGATTCCGGGGCCGTGCATGGCGGCGGGTCGATGTCATTCGCGTCCCATGTCTTCTGACAGTCGCGACAATAAAACTGGTCGCTATGCTGCACGACGGATAAATGGCTTCCGCCATTGGCTTCGATTCTCATATCTCGACGTCCTCTTCTTTCAAAATACGGAATGCACCGCCACCAACTTTCCAGCCCTGCCACACATCGGCCAGAAGCGCGGCGCGGTATTTCCGGCGAAACACGTTGTAGATCATGTCCCAATTCTCGGACGGCAGGTCTGACGCGATGCCGCCGCTTTCCCACGCCCAATCCCGGGGCGACTGCGTCAGCCACTTCAACGGTGGCCGGGGGTAGGTGTACGGGTTAGCCATGCCACTCGCCACCAGCCCGCGCTTAATCCACGCCCGCTGCCACCATAAGTCGTGAACGGTCTTGCCTGCGGTGAATTCCTCGTCCAGCATGGCGCACAGGATCAACACAGCGGCCTTTTCAGCGCCCATCGGTATGCCGATGTCATCCCAATCTTCCAGCGCCGCAGAAACGCCGTCAGCGCTGCCGTCGTCCTCGCTGGTGGAACTGCGGTCATGCAGGATGACGTCAAACACCATGTACGGGAACACGACCTGTTCGCCGTTCCGCGTGTATTTCGGGTTAGGCTCGCTGAACATGGCCGAGTACAGGCGGCGGATATGGTCTTCGAGATCCGGGACAAACCCGGTAAGCGGTGCGCCGTCGTCAGCGTTGACCATTTCGAGGTCGGTGCCGTTGGTACGGATCAGGCAGCGTGGCCCGTATGGCAGGGGGAAAACGTATAGCACTTCTTTCCCGATCAACGCTTGGTTGAACGGCACGAATTTCATTACGTGGGTCTTCATCGGCATGACTCCTTTGTTATGGTACGGGAATATTAGTCGTACACGCGACGTACGTCAATAACTTTATTCGGGGCAAAAGAAAGCCCGCGTAAAGGGATTGCGGGCTTTTGGAAGGTGGCATCCGAAGATTACCACTGGCTTAAAGCGGACAACGCAGGAGCCGATAAGGAAGCACTATGCCGAGTCCGCAGTTAATCATATGTCGGGGTTACTGTAAATAAGATTCCAGTATTTGTACTCCTTCAAGTCCAGTTCGATGACGCATGGGTCATCCAGCGCGCTCAGGCAGGTGCCATAATCTTCCACCATGACGCAGGCAGATTCCGGATGGTGCAGCAGGCGCACCCGGCGGTAGTTCAGGTGCCATTCCGGGCTGAACACATGGTTCTCCGGCTGGCGTATCAGCATGATCTGGCCTGTCGTTTTGACCTGCCAGTATTGGTCTACTTGGGGCGTGGCATAGGCTCCCATTTCGTTACTCCTTTTTGTCCGCTCTATCCCGGTAAACGCGGGTACCCATCTTCCCGTAGATCTGGTCTTGCAACGTGAACCGGATGGACAGGCGGATGTTAAGCCGATAGCCCATTCGACGCAGATAGCCAAGATCCTGCGGCTTCACACCCTCGATAAAGAACGAATCGCCGTCCTTCATCCCGAGCAGAAGTTTTTCGTGAGTTTCACGCACGCTTTTGTCGGTAGTCGCGGCCATTGTTAAACCTCGTCGTCGTCTTCGTCTTCGTCGTTCAGCGTTCCGGTGTACTCGACTACCTGCCCGGCCTCGTCCAGCACGCTGATCACCGCACGCAGGGACTTATCGAGTTGGAACAGGTTAGCCATCATGGTCAGGAACTGGCCGCCATCGGTGCCGTAGCGTTCGAGCGTGGCGTCGTAGTTCGCATCGACGTCGGCCTCGCCGATATGGATACCGGACAGGATGGCTTTATCGGACAGGCGGAAGTACACGGTGTCGATGCCCGGGCATTGCGTATCGACTTCGAGATCCAGCGCGCGGACAGTCCAGTGACGGGACAGCAGGTCGATCACCGACTCGTCTTTGAAGATGTCCGTGTCCTTCATCTTGACGTCGTCACCGTCGTCGTGTTTCAGGTGGATAAACGCATCCCCTTTTACGCCGTCCTGCTGGCCGAGAACCGCACGCTGCATTAACTGGCGCAGCTCATACTCGCTCGGCAGGAGGTGTTCGACGGGCCATGTGCCGAGCGCCGTACGGATCAGCGCGCTGCACTCTTCGGCCGTCTTGGCGCTCGACGTGAACACGTACACGAACGGGGCGGACAGGATGACGTTGACGCGGGACGGGCGGATAGGCGCGTGTTTCAGCATTTCCGCTTCCACGTCGTCCTTCATCTGCGCCCAATCCTTGCGGTTCGGCTCCCAACCCTCGATCTCTTTCTCGCGCAACGCGGCCATGCGCTTCACGACTTCGTTTCGTACGCTAACGCCGGGCAGCACACGTTCGCGCTTTTCGATCTGGAAGACGATGGCGTTTGTCCCGGGGATGGCGAGCGCAAACTTGCTGTCAACCTCTTCGCCGTACGCTGCAAAGCCCATAGTCTTGTAAGACGCCTCCGGCGGATCTGACACTTCATGCTTTTCGAGTGCATCGCTCAACGCTCCTTTTGCGAAAGCCGTTACGGCCTCTTCGTCAACGTTCGGCAGGTTTAAGATCAGGCGGTGCAGCGGCTTGACCTTCTCGTTACCGTCGTTGGCCGCGTCGTACAGCGCGCCGAGGTGCAAGATAATGGCTTTCTCATAACCCTTGATTTTCATGCTCTATGGCTCCTACGTTGATTAAATTGGCTGGTGCTCCGTGGTACATCGACTGCGCAGCGTGGAACAGCGCGGCGCGAAGTGATTCTTTGGCCGCCCGCAAGCACGCCATTGACTCAGCGTACTGATCGCTGATCGTGGTGTATGCGGCCTCGTCGTTATTTAACGTGGCGATGTCGAGCATCATGGTATTGTGCTTCACGACCTCGTCTTCCATATCCTTGAGAAACGTTTCAAGGGCGGCCAGTTTGCAGGGGATCTGGTCTAACCGGACTTTGCGCAATTCCTGATATTGCACGCGGACGTATTCAATGCTTTCCACCAGCCACCTCCACGACGACATTCTGCACTTCCGGGCATGGCATATTCGTCATGGCCCAATCCAGAAATTTGATGATGTACATGCGCATGGCCGTACATTCGTCCACGCCGCGAGCCTCGCCATTCTTCGCGATGGCAGGGTCGCCGGACTGATAGAAGGTCACGCGGTGATTCGTGGCCGAGGACACTTTGATCCCGGTGTGGGTGGCATGGATGGTCACGCTGTAAATCCGCTCGATAGCACGGAACGCCGGGACGACATCGATGCGGCCGCGCGGGTGCATGGCGTTATTGACCATCAACGCGGTATTAGTCGGCTGCATTGAGCGGTTCCTCTTTCAGACGGTAGGTGATGGTGTCCGGGCGAGTCGCGTCGATTTCCAGTTCAGGCATCTGCCCGGTGATCAGGCGGGACGGCGTCAGCACTGCGGTACGCAGGCCATTCTCGTACATGATGTTGGCCGCCGTGACCAGCGAAATGCTTTCGATGTGGTCTTGGGTCTGGTCAAGGCGGCGCTGTAGCAGTTCAACCTTCTCGGCGTTCTCGTCCGGGATGTCGAAGGCTGAACGCAGCCCGGCGATCAATGCGATGGCGTCCGCGCGGGTCAGGGGGGTAACGATCTCGGTGTCGCCGTTGTCCTTCTCGATGTAGATCTCGCCCTCTTTCTGGCCGGGCTTCTTATAGACAAAGGCCGTACGGGCAATGTCGCGTACCGGACTCAGTTCAATAGGGTGGTGCGTTGTTTTCATCGGGGTGCGTCCTATAGGGGGGTAGGTGAAAAGGGTGGTACGCCATTTTTCAGGCGTGCCGTCCTACGTTTTTAAACTTCGTCGTCATCCGCGACGTCGGTGGCCGTACAGGTTACGACGGCCTGAATGAACATGCGGCCAGACGGGTAAGTCACCAGCGCCGATTCCATGCTGAACCGTTGGCCGTGGTGCTTCATGGCGTTCCGGATGGAGGAATTAAGGCTGGCACGCATCTTCGCTTTGAGGGCATTGGCCTCGTCCTGTACCTGCGAAAGCGTACGGTCAAGCGGCAGTTCTTGGGACAGGGTGTAAACGCCACCGACTTCCAGCGCAATGAGGTTCCCCACGACGCTGTACACGCGCACGCGTGACGGCAGTTCAACATCCGGCTCGGTCGTCATCATTGCGCCAGTCAGTTCGGCCGGGCTTAATTCTTTGCTCATTGGGATGGCTCCAGTTGGTTCGTGAATCATTATGTTCGGAGAACAATAGTTCTACACGCGGCGTATGTCAATTCATTTCATCCGGCAATTATGATGACCGGGTGGCACTGCGGTTCAGTTTCAACCGGATGACTTTTTGAAGTAAGGCTGGTGGCCGGGCCGCCGGGCGTCAACCGGGTAACTTTTTCAAGTAAGCGCGGAACGTCGCAACGACAACCGGACAGGTTTTTCAAGTAAGCCGGACGGCCGGGTGAAATTGTCCCGACGCTGGTGGATAAAAACGTCAGCCGGGTAGGTTTTTGAAGTAAGGAATGGCGCGGTCGTTCAAAATTTTTCAACCGGGTAACTTTTTCAAGTAAGCCCGTCGGGAATTTTTATAGAGAAAGTCAGGCCCGGCGCGGCCCGGCGTCATGGTGTGCGGCCGTTTTTGGCGGGATTTCGTACAAATCGTTATAAATCAATGACTTAACCTATGCGCCGACCGACCCGCTTTGGCCCGGTTGGCGTTGGTTTTTCGTATAGAATTCAAAGGTTTAAGGCGTGGCGCCGCGTGCCGTTTGGCGGTGTGCCGGGGCGGCGGCCGTGGGGCGTGGCGGTGCAATGCGGCCCGGCGTGGCGATCGGTGGCGCTTTTATGTGCGGTTAATCAAATAATGTGAAAAAAGATTTGACGCACGCCGCGTATATCAATTACATTTAAATTCCCTTCGGGGGACGGGGCAAAACGTCCCGACAAATTAACAGGAGCGCACACCATGAAAACTAATCTCTTTTTAATCGCGTTTGCCATCGCAATGATTAGCGGCGGCATATGGGGCGGGGAAGACTTCGCCGCGATCGTCATCGTTGGCGGTTTAGGCTTCGCGGCGTTAGGGATCGCCGTCATGGTTGGCGGCGCGGCGGTGTGCGTATTACGCGACATCGTGATCGGTGTGCGTCACCTGTTCAAACGTTAATTTAAAGAGGTGGCATGATGGAAAAGGTATATAACGCGATCAAGGGTCAGACGTTGCAACATTGGTTAACGATTGCCATTAAGCGCGATGAAAACGGCGGCGCTACGGTCGAACTACGCAGCACGATCCACGTAAACAGGGTTAGCCCGGTGTCGTTTTCATGGGGTAAGGAATATAGCGACGCCGATATTTTGAATGATGCCGATTTATTACGCGTCATTTATCAGAAGTACGGCCGCGAAATATTCACCGCTGATTTTACACGTAACATTTAATTTAATAAGGGGATCACTATGCAAACTATTAACACCAAATATCATAACGGGAAAATCATTGCTACGTCGTGGAATGGCTGGACGCGTTCAGAATATGACGCGGCGTTATCCAGTGAACAAAATCACCGCGCCGCCGCTGAAAAGCTAATCATTAAACTGAATAAAGGCCGCTCAATGGAATGGGGGATCGTGAATAGCGCGCCATCCGTGCCGGGCGTGCGCGGTAAGGATAACGGCTGGACGTTTATTATTGGTTATGTGCCGGAAGTCGCGCCCGCTCATATGTCAATCACTGTTAAATTTTGCCCGGCGACAAATAAAGGCCCGGCATATATGCGCGCGTATTCGTGGTTAGTGCCGCGCGGGATCAAGGTCAACTATTCGCCACGCGTCGCCGACGGGTCAGACATTCAAGGCAACGCACGCTATGCGGCCGGGATCATGTTAGAGCGCATCAATGAAATATGCCGCGAAGGTGGCGATCTCTTAGGCTGGAAAATCGCGGACTACGTGCAACTGTACGACGGCGATCGCCTGTTCACACTGAAAACTAATTAATCCGGGGGCGCGTCATGTTAATGGCTATTATCTTGATCGGCTATTCAATAATTGCGGCTGTTATATATCGTGACGCGCGGGCGGTGTGGCGTCGCTGTAAGGTTGAGCGCCGTTATTCTTTCGGGCGCAAAACGTTTTATTTACGCGAGCGTAAAACGGGCCGTTTGATCGGCTGTTCAAATAATTTTTTCACTCTTCTGTTACAAGGGGCTTAATCATGCGTACTATTTCACTTTATACCTTTAACGAACTGTCCGACGTCGCGAAAGCAAAAGCGATCGAAAATTACCGCGAATATAAGAGCGGCGATCAATTCGACTTTTCAGAATACAAAGAAAGCCTACGTGAATTTTGTGATGATCTATGCGTCGAGGTGCGCGACTGGTCATACGGTCTAGGGGGTTGCGATGTTCGCTACGAAATTAATCATAGTTCAGATGTGGAAGATTTATCCGGCGTACGTGCGTACAAGTGGATCATTAATAATGTTAATGCGTTTAATATGCGTCGCCGCGTTTATCGTGAATACCGTGAAGTGAATAACCACGGTTTTAAACAAAAGGCATCTTTCGTTAAATGGGTTAGCGGGGTGTTCAACGCGTCCGACGATTGCCCGTATACAGGCGTATGCTGTGATGAATCATTATTAAAGCCTTTCCGTGACTTCCTGAAAAAGCCGGATGACCGCACGATCGCGGAATTGATACGCGAGGCGATAGACGGTTATTGTTCGGATATGCTCGAAGATCTGGAATTCCGCGAAAGCGACGAATATTTACGGGATGATCTGGAAAACGGCGACACGCCTGAATTTTTTGAAAACGGCGCTATTTATAACTAATCGGGGGATCTATGGGTCATATGTATGGCGTTATCATGTCAAACGGTACGCATTGCGACACGTCAACCACGGAAAAGGGCGCGAAAAATTACGCCACGCGCCACGGTTACAAGGAAGTAAGCCGCCGCCTGAATTGCGGCTATAGCGTCGAAATCGTAGCACATCGCGCCGGGTCGAAATGGATCGCCGGGCCTGCTAACCGCTCAACCAAATAAGGGGATCACCATGAAACTGAATATCACCGCGCCGGGCCTTTTCTTTAATCGTGGCGGCGACCGCGTCACCGTGGATCAAATCGTTTTAGAGAATAGCGCCGGGGCCGTCGTGTCATTCCCGGTTAAGGGCCGGATCTGGAAAATGTACCGGGGCGCATACCGTCCGCGCGAGTTTAAGATCTGGACGGCGGCGGGCAAGTTTTACGCGGGCGAACAATCCCGATCGCCGTGGGATATTGTCGGGGAAGTTGTCGCGGACGATGTGCGCCCGGTCTACTGGCAAGATCTGACCGATGACCAGAAAGCGACGGCGGCGGCCAAATATCACAACGGCGAAGGCACGCCGGAAGATTATTTCACCTATACGCCGGATCAATTCATCGTGATAAATGGTGACGTGTACGATCTGGACGCCGACGCGGCCGTTTATGAGGTCGAAGGGTTAAAAGGTCATGTGCGCATACTGGAAAGCACAAAGGCGGACGGGGCCGCGTTGGCGGTGCAATGCGTCGAAGGTTGGGACGTAATAAGCGTTTACCGCGTACAGGTGACATCATGAATAAAACCGGATTTTCGGGGAACGCCGCAAGGGCCGCGATCAAGTTTACCGCGTGCGGCGCGATCGTGGCGTTTATCGGGGCGGCGGTTATTTTCGGCGACAACGTCGGGCCGTATAAAGTGTTTTTGTATACCGTCGCCGGGGGCGTATGTGTGCGCCTGATTTGGCCGACACAAGACGAGGGCGACGCGCTTCTAAAACGGGATGACGGGCCGTAAAGGTGACGCGGCCGACGATTAAAGAGAAAAGTTATTGACGCACGCCGCGTATATCATTTATATTTAAATTCCCTTCGGGGGCCGGGGGCAATGGGGCCGACGGTTATCAAAACAGGTACATTAAAATGACTCACGATCAAATCGTTGCAATGGTTGGAAAATATAACATCAAGGCCGATCGCGCCGTGTCTTACAACTTTGATAAATACGGTTCGACGCAAGTCGAGATCCGCGAGATAGACGGCGGCTGTTTAGTGTGGCGCGCGTGGTCTTATGAAAGCAATTTTGAAAACGTGTTAGAAAGCGCGCTCGATCATTCCGGTGTACTGAAAACCGCCGACGAAATCGCAGAACAGGAAGCCGCCGCCCGCGCTCAAAAGCTCCGCAATGACGCGATTTTCTTTGAGGCGCACGGCTTCGAAGATGATTTCATTCTTAACCTTTCCGACTTTACCCGCGCTGAAATCGAAGCGGAGATCATCGCGATGAATGCAGAATTAAACGCGGCAAGCGCCGACGCCGACGCGGCAACGTTTGACGCCGCCGATCATGTTTTACGCTCAACCAATCCGGCCGGGGAATATGTGTATTTAAAGCGCGGTTTCTGGATGTTAGATCTTGACGACGCGGAGATCCTGAACGCGCGCCCGGATATACACTGGACAAGCCTTTACGATACCCCGATCGAATATGTGACCGTTGAGCAGGCCCGCAAGGATGACCCGGAAAGCGATTTCATCAAGCAAGTGAAAGCGGGCTATGTGACCGCCCCGGCCGACTATGTCGATCGCGCGTGCGCCGCCGTTGACCGTGGCAACGTTAACGCATCGGGGATCGTGCTGCATACCTTGCGCGACAAAATCGACGGCGAATTTTACGAAATCTCGACACGTATTAGCCCGGCCGAATATCAGGTTTATCGTGTGCGCGTTGTCGTGTCGTGCTGCATTGATGGCGCGTTTCATAACGTCATTGAACTGGATCGCGATGTGAACACGGTCGAACACGTCCGCGACGTTGTGCGCGTCGGCTGCATGAAACAATACATCAAGCAAGCCCGCGCGACGTATGCCGCGACCGGGGCCGCCACGATCAACAATGACAAGACGGCGACCCGTATCAAGATTAAAACCGTTGCGGGAATGACGTTGATCGCTAAAACCGAAGATGTGATTTTTTCAGATAGCGGCCTGTTTTGCTCCGCGTGGTTGATGCGTCTTGATTTGCTGGAAAACAAGACTTATGCGCAAGCCGTCATGACGTCGCAGATCAAAACAATCGAATTCATCAAATAAGGATCATCACAATGGATATTAACGGGATCACGGTGGCAAGCGTCGAGCGTTTCAACAAATATGCGGAATGGTTAGCGCGTCAAATGGTGGCGGGCGTGCCGTTGGCGTCGCACGCTTGCCCGCATTGCGGATCGACATTGCACGTTATCGCCAACGGTGACAAGGGCGATCAATGGGATTCTACTTGCGCCTGTCCGGTGTGCGCTAAAATGTTTCACCGCTCAATTTTGCACGGCGAAGGCGCGCCCGCGATTAACATCATTAAACTGGATCGGGGGTGGTAATTATGGCGGGATTATGGTTTTTCGTTGTGACGATATGCGGCGCGGTTGGCGCTGATAATATGGCGGCCGATTGTCATGATTATGTTATTGACGCGGGGATCTCGTTTGACGATTGCCGCGCGTCAGTGGCGGCTTATCCGGGCCGCATTGGCTTATATTCCGTGCGTTGTGACCGGGGCGAAGTGGTAGAAGGGGGCAACCATGAATAAAGGCCAATACCGCGCCGCGCGTCGCCTGATACGTGATAACGGGATCTATGCGTTGCGATGGCTGGACGATGACACCGCGCCGATTATGGACGTGTTAGCAAGCCAGACCGATGACCAGTTAGAGACAAGGGCGGCGATCGTGGCGTACAGCGCCCGCGCCGGGCTTGCCTGCAATGTGCGTAAAACGGCGTCACTTGACCTTTTAGCGCGGTACCATGACCGCAAGGCGGCCGCGAATGGATAAGGCGCAACGCTTAACGGCCGCACGTATGGCGGCGGATCGGTATGCCGGGATCGCAAGGGCAAAAGGTTTTAAACGTCATGCGGATGGCGTGACTTTTACGCGGGCCGATGCGGATCTAACATGGGATGACCGGGCGCGCGCTTTCCGTGTGACGCTGTACAAAATGGACGGGGCCGCACGTCTTGCCGTTGCCACTGTACGCGCGAATGCGATGCTTAACGTGCTGTTAAAAGCGTTTATCTAAAACCGGATTTTCGGGGAACGCCGCACGATCCCTTTTAACCTGTTTTGACATATTCCCCATGTATCAAAGGCCGCCTATCCGGGCGGCTTTTTTATTGCCTTTCTGATATACGCGGCGTGCGTTGCGGTGCCGTGTAGCGGGCCTATGGTGTGCCGTGTGCGATGATATACGCGGCGTGCGTATGGCGGCCCGTCCTGCTTTCTTCCTTCCTGATATACACGACGTGCATCAATGCGGCCTTATGTGTGCGCTATGCCGTATGGCGGCCCGCTATGGTGCTGCATGATATACGCGGCGTGCGTTGGTGTGCGGCTGTATATGGCTATCTATTCCCCTTTTTATGGTATTCCCTGCTATATGGTGTGACGGGGCGTTATTGTATGCCCTTATTTCGGCCGCTATGGGGGCTAGACGGGGCGATCGTGGTGTAAGGTATGACTACCTATTACGATCGATCGCGCGTGGCGTGGCGGGCGGCTGGCGAAGAATTCCGGTCACGATTTTAAAAAGGTACTTACCCGGCGATCGGTTGGCCCGGGGGTGCGCAGAGC